CGTGCGCGACATCGTCACCGGCGCCGGTCTTCCGCCGATCGTCAAGTACGACCGTCGCACGAAGGCCGGCAAGGTTCTCGACGACACCAAGCTCATCCTCCTGCCGGCGCCGGTCGCGACCGACGCGTGGGAGGACACCGAGCTCGGTGCGACGTTCTGGGGTCAGACGCTCACGTCGACCGACGAACGGTACGGGATCGAGGAGTCGGAGCAGCCCGGCATCGTCGCGGGCGTGTACCGCGGTGAGAAGCCGCCGATGATCGCCGAGGTGATCTCGGACGCGATCGCCCTCCCCGTGCTCGCGAACGCGAACCTCAGCCTGTCGGCCAAGGTCCTCGCGTAACCCATCACCGAACCAGTGGGGCTCGTCCCACGTTCAGCGACGGGCCCCACTGTGACGAAAGGACGACCAGCATGGCAAAGATCCGAGACGACCTGGAAGGCATCGCGCTCACCGAGGGTGGCCTCATCCTTCGGGCCGGAGACACGATCCCCGACGGCGTGAAGGTCGGCGACCACCTCCTCGCCGAGAACGCAACCGCCGAGACCGCCGATGACCACGGCGGACAGAATTCGCCCGCAGGCGGCGCCACGGGCGCGAACGGCGCAGCGGAACCCACCCCGCCCCCTCGCGGTGGTGCCGGGTCCGGTGCGGACGCCTGGCGGGCGTACGCGGCCGCCGCGACCGAGAAGAAGGGGATGCAGATCGAGATCCCCGACGACGCGACCCGCGACGACATCATCGAAGCGCTCAAGGGCGCCGACATCCCGGTGGAGTGACCGTGGCCTGGCCCAACGTCACACCTTCCGACATCGAGTCCCGGTGGCGCCTGCTGACGGAACCGGAAGTGGACGTCGCGGCCACGCGCATCGGTGACGCGGAGACGCAGCTGCGAACCGCGCTGCGTCTCCGCGGCATCCACCAGACGCCCGCCTTCCTCACGAGCGAAGAGCTCGACGACTGGGAACGCTCTTACGTTCAAACCGTCGCGGAGTCCGTCGCTCGCTTCCTGAAGAACACCGAGGGGTGGTCCGAGGAACGCGAGCAGATCGACGACTGGTCCCTGACCCGGCGCCGCTCCCGCGACTCCGAGGAGGGGCTGCTGTTCATCTCGGATGCCGAGGCGGACGCGCTCGTTCCGCGCGCGCGACCGAGGCGCCGGGCATTCTCGATCCGGCTCGGGCAGAGCTGATGGGGTACGACGAGAGCGTGCTGCGCCGCGGCCGCGATCGCGCCGAACAGCGCATGACCGAGACCGTCGTCGCGGGGAAGTGGGTCCGCCGCACCGTCGACGGCAAGGCGACCCGCGTGCTCGAGGTGAAGAAGTACGAGGGCAAGGCGCGCCAGGCCAACGGCGCGAGCCGAGCCGTCGCCGAGCGCGATGGAGCCAGCCAGAACGTCGCGTCCCAGGACCTCCGCATGGACCTGCCCGTCGGCGCGCCGATGCTGGCCGACGGCGACGAGATCGAGATCACCGCGTCGACTGCCGACGGTGCGCTGGCGGGCCGCGTGTTCGAGGTCACCGGGATTCCCGACATGGGTCAGGTCACCGCGCACCGATACCCCGTGAAGGAGAAGACGTGAGCGCCTCGTTCGACTTCACCGACGTCACCGCGCTGCTCGCCGACATGGGCGACGTGCCCCGGCATCTGCACAGCAACGTCCGCAAGGCCGTGCAGGTTTCCGCGCAGAACGTCCGCGATGACATGCGCGCGACATCGCGAGCATCATCCGGACGGCACGCGCGCGGATACCCGGCTTCGATGGACTACGACATCGAGCGAGTCGGCGACGGCGTCATCGCCGAGGTCGGCCCGAACCCATCCAAGGCGCAGGGTGCGCTCGGTTTCCTCGAGGAGGGCGTCTCATCCCAGGGCACGTCGGCGCAGCACGCCGCACGCCTCGCCGCCAAGGCCAACCAGGACGACTTCATCCGCGGCATCCTGATGGCCGGTACCGACGCGGCGGACGTCTGATGCTCCGACCGCACATCGACGCCGCGAAGGCCCGTGCTGCCGTGAGCTCAATCATCGACACGCAGATGATCCACGAGGTGTTCCGCGACAGCGGCGACACCCGCGTCGACGAGAACTACCTCGTGCTGACCGTCACCATCGTCGGCTACGCCGGCGACCGCAACACCGCACCCGAAGACGTGGACGGCGACTACTCCGTCGAAGTGCGGTGGCGCGTCGTCGCCGTCGACGCAGCAGGTGTCGTCGACCTGGTCCAGGCCCTTCGTGAGCAGTTCGTCGGGCAGCGCCTCGAAGTGCCCGGACGAGCCTGCCGCCCGTTCGACAGCGAGATCGAGGACGCGCGCTACGACTCCAACGCCGCCCTGTTCTACCAGGACGTCTACTTCGACACGGTCAGCAGCCGCGCCGTGACCTGAACACCACACCACGACAAGGGAGAACCCCATGGCCACCACCGAGACCACGCGCACCGTCTACGGCGCCGCCCGCGGGCAGAAGCTGCTCGCCGGCGGCTTCGAGTTCGTCGAGCAGGCGCAGCACCAGGTCGATCTCTACACCGAGCAGCTGACCGCCCTCGACATCGACCCCGACGTCCGCCTCGTCGAGTACGACGTCGTCACCACCGTCAAGGAGGGCCGTCTGCGCGCCTACAAGGAGCCCGTCGACGAGCCCGTCGAGACCGAGCAGGTCGCCGACGCCGCCGGCGACGCGGTCTGACCCCACTGACCCCCTCGGTCTCCCCGAGGGTCAACCGAAACCCCCGGTTGCCGGGGAGATGAAAGGAGAACGCTCATGCCCGATGTGGCAGAAGCATTCGGCGGACCTCCCGCCGTGGACCAGACCGGGAACCTCACGCTCTGGGCCATCCCCGCCTCGACCGCCGGGATCAACCTCGACGCGATCACCGCGACGCAGCTCGGCGCGACGAGCGCGAAGCGCATCACCTACTCGTTCATGCAAGGCGGGTGGAACCCGAACCCCTCGCAGGGCAAGAACCAGGACACGCGCCTCACGTCGCCGCAGTCGCGCCAGTCGCTGCAGGGCGTCACGCAGGAGGTCCCGGACCTGTCCTACGTGCAGTCGACCGCCGCGACGTCGGCGTCCGCGATCCTGACGCCCGGCGACTGGATCATCGTCGAGCGCCGCAACGTCCCGCAGACCACGCTCGCCACGATCGGGCAGAAGGTTCGCGCCTACTCCCTGACCCTCGGTGAGCAGCTGCCCGGCCCCATCCAGGACGGCAAGTTCACCCAGAAGCAGGCCGCAGCCGTCAACTACATCTCGGCCGAGTACGCCCTCACCTGACCAAGCCCCGTGGGGGCGTTCCCGCCGGACGCCCCCACGGACCCCCTCGACGGCGGAGAAACGGCGGACCTACCCATGAACTTCGACGAACTCCTCACCCGATCCGAACAGCGCCCCCGCACCTTCAAGGACGTGGTGGTCTGCCTCGACGGCGACATCGCGGACCGCATCGCCGCGCTCCGCGCGCGCGTCAAAACCCTGACCGACCAGGCAGCGCTCGACCAACGCCTCGCCGCAGGCGAACATCCGGACATCGTCGCCCTCCGCGAAGAGGTCCAGGAACTCCAACAGCGCGCGATCGACTCGCTCGTCACGCTGCGGTTCTACCGCATCCCCGGCCACGCGTGGAGCGAGCTCAGCCTGCACCACCCGGTCCGCGCCGACGTCCCCGTCGACCGCCACTACGGGTACAACATCTCCACCCTCTCCCTCGCGGCCGCCGCCTTCGTCGACACCGAGACCGACACCGCCTTCGGCTTCCGCGTCGACGGCGACGAAGAAGTGCGCCTCACCGCCGCGCAGTGGACGCGCCTGTTCAGCGTCCTCTCCGGCTCCGAAGTCACCGACGTGCAGAACGCCGTGTGGGCACTCAACGAGGCGGACCCCGCCGGCCGCATCGACGCACTGGTAAAAGGCTCCGGAGCAGCGCGACGCTCCGCAACGAAGTAGCTGCCGCCGTTCGCGCCGGAATCTCCCCACGGCGGTTCTGGGGCTGGCAGCCCATCACCCGGTACGAGTACGACGACACCGGTCGCCTCATCGGATCCACCACGGAGTCCGAGTGGGACGAAGAGTCCCGCGATCTGGTCCACGCCCTCCTGATCGTGGAACGGAACACCGGCGACTTCGGAGAGTGGCTCCCCGAAGCGACCTCACACGCGGCCGCTCCGAGCAGCTACGACAGCGACTACACCTACGTCCCGACCGGCCCGCACACGAACTACGCACGCAAGGCCGCGCTCGACGCCATGGACGCGCACAAGAATTCCGCGGGCGACAACGCCAACCTCAACGGCGTCTTCTTCGACGTCGAACGCGTCACACGGTAGGCCCCGGCCCGCCGTCGATCTTGGACGGGGGACTGCCGTGGAGCGCATCGTCAAGGTCATCCTCGCCGCCGAGGTGAACAACTACCTCGCGAACTACGAGAAGGCCCGCCAGGCCAACGTCAAGCTCAAGGAAACCGGCGAGGACGCGCTCGCTGCGTACGAGCGGCAGAGCCAGGCCATGGAGAAGGTTGGCACGAAGCTCGTCACCGTCGGCGCCATCGCGGCCGCCGCGACCGCGCTGTCGGTGAAGTCGGCGATCGACTGGGAGTCGGCGTGGGCAGGCGTCACGAAGACCGTCGACGGCACCGACGAGGAGATGTCCGCGCTCGAGGATCAGCTGCGCTCCTTCACGGGCGTGCTCCCCGCGACGCACGAGGAGATCGCCGGCGTCGCCGAGGCCGCGGGTCAGCTCGGCGTGAAGCGACAGGACATCGCCGCCTTCACCAAGACGATGATCGACCTGTCGGAGACCACGAACCTCTCCGCAGACGAAGCCGCGACGAGCATCGCGCAGCTGATGAACGTCATGCAGACCGCGCCCGAGGACGTCAGCCGCCTCGGTGCCACCCTCGTCGCGTTGGGCAACGACGGGGCATCGACCGAGCGCGACATCATCCAGATGGCGCAGCGCATCTCCGGTGCGGGAAAGCTCGTAGGCGCGACCGAGGGTGAAGTGCTGGGTCTCGCGAACGCCCTCGCCTCGATGGGCATCACGGCGGAGCTCGGTGGTGGTGTCGCGTCCCGCGTCCTCCAAGACCTCTACTCCGCCGTGCAGTCGGGCGGGGATCAACTCGAGGCGTTCGCCAAGGTCGCTGGCCTCACCTCGCAGCAGTTCGCTGAGCAGTTCCGCGCTGACCCGGTGCGGGCGCTCGACGTCTTCGCCAAGGGCCTCAACAACGTCGAGGCGTCCGGCGGCAACGTCGTCCAGACGCTCGTCGACCTCGGCCTCCGCTCGACCGAAGAACAGCGCGTTCTGCTGCAGCTCAAGGGCGCCGGCGACCTCCTGACGGACTCCCTCGACCTGCAGGCCACGGCATGGGAAGAGAACACCGCGCTCGTCGACGAGGCGAACAAGCGGTACGAGACCACCGAGGCGAAGCTGCAGATCGCGGGCAACGCGGTCCGCGACGCCGCGATCGACTTCGGCACCGTCTTCCTCCCCGCCGTCAAGGCCGTCGCCGAAGCGGTCACCGGGCTCTCGCAGGGCTTCACCGACCTCCCCGACGGCCTCCAGACGGCCGTCGCCATCCTCGGAGCGCTCGGAGGCGCAGCGGCCCTCCTGGGCGGATCCTTCCTCCTCGCAATCCCGAAGATTGCCGAGTTCAACGCGGCTCTCACCACGCTGCGCTCCTCGGAACTCCCCGGGGTGGCGCGCGCCGCAGACGCGACCGTCGCTGGCATGGGACGACTGCGGGGCGGCATGGGCAGCCTCGTCTCGTTCCTCGGCGGCCCGTGGGGCATCGCCCTCGCCACCGCGGCTGTCGGCGTCGCGACGCTGCAGCAGGGAATCGACGGCCTCAAGGCGACCACCGCGGAGTACGAGAACGTCATCCGCAACGGGAAGACCCCGGCCGACTTCTTCGCCGTGTCGGACCGGGGCACCCTCATCTCGGCGCTCCCCGAGGCGATCAAAGACGCGGAGACCTTCAAGTCGAAGCTCGACATCATCGCGAACAACCCGTTCCTGAAGGGAATGGACCTGTCCGCGCAGCAGCTCGACGCGAACCTCGGACGACTCGGCGAACAGCTCGGAGCACTCGCGGCGACCGACCTGCCCGCCGCGCAAGAAGGGTTCCGGGTCCTCGCTGAGGGCTTCGACCTGAGCGCCGAGGAACAGCGGGTGCTGCTGTCTCGGATGCCGGAGCTCGAGGAAGCTCTCATCGGTCAGGCGAACGCGACCGGTGTCCAGGTCGAGGGGCTCGACGAGTCCGCACGGTCGACGAAGCTGCTCGAGCTCGCTCAGGGCGACGCGACGGCAGCCACGCAAGAAGCCACCGAGGCGCAGAAGGAGTACATCGAGGCGCTCAGCGGCGGCGACGAGCGGTTCATCGGATTCGGTGACGCGCTGACCGCGATGCAGGAGAAGCAACGCGAGTGGGCCGAGCAGACCGCGAGCGACACCGAAGACTCGGCGGACTCCTGGGAGGACTACTACGACGGTTTCTCCGTCAACCTGGCCGACTACATCACCGAGCTGCAGACGCAGATCGACGCGCAGACGGCGTGGGAACAGAACATGATCCTGCTGTCCGGGCGGGCATCGGAGGGGGTCCTCGCGGAGCTCGCTTCGCTCGGCCCCGAAGGCGCCCCGCTCGTCGCGGAACTCGTCAACGCCACCGACGAGCAGCTGGCGGTCATGGAGGAAGCGTTCGGGCAGAGGTCGAAGGCCGGCACCGACAACTTCGCGAACACCCTCGTCAACGCGTCGCCGGTGATCGCGGCGGCCGCGGCTCAGCTGGGCCAGGGAGCCGCGAACGAGATCGCGGGGAAGCTGGCCAGCGGCAAGTACACCGTCGAGCAGATCATGGCGGAGTACAAGCTCACGGTCGAGGGATACAAGCCGGTGCTCACGGTCGACACGTCACGCGTGAACGCACAGCTCACGAGCATCTACAACCAGTGGAACGGGACGACCATCCGTCTCAACACGGTGACGGACTCCCTCGACGCGACAAGCATCCGGCCCGGCCGGGCGCTGGGTGGCATCATCCCGGGCGCGCCATCCGACACCGACAACGTCGTGTACGCGCTCGCGACCGGTGAGTTCGTGACCCGGTCGAGGGTCGTGGCCAAGCCGCGCAACCGTGCGTGGCTCGAACACATGAACGCCGGCGGCGAGATGCCGCCACTTCGCGGGTACGCACGTGGTGGGTACGTCGATCGCCGCCCGCAATACATGTCCACGTCGGCCGCCGCGCAGCACATCACGCACGAAGGATCCACAACCCACGTGGAAGTGAAGGTCTACCCCCTCCCCGGCATGTCCGAGGCGGAGGTGGCCCGCATGGCTGCCGAACAGCTCGACTTTGCGTTGAGGAGCAGATAAATGGTTGTCGCCATCGTGGGGGGTCTTGTCCTAGACGGGACCGACGCCCGCGCGACGTACACGATCGGGGAGGACGGCCTGCGCGGATGGTTCGATGGGGTTGCCTCGCGGGTGAAGCAGGACGAACTCACGAACCAAGACGGCCTCGTTGACGCGCGCGGGTACCTGTCCGGTCGGATGATCACGATCGAAGGGGCCGTGATCACCACCAGTCCTTCGCAGCAGGAGGAAGCCCGCCGCGCGCTTTCGTCGGTTCTCGCCGACGGCAGCGCGGGGCGGCTCACCGTGCGCTCGTCGACGGGCGAGAAGTTCGCCATGGTGCGTCGTGTAGGCGAGCCGTCCTTCGCGACACTGGTCTGGGGCAAACGAGCCGAGTACCAGGTGCAGTTCTCCGCACGTGACCCCCGTCGCTACTCGGACGCGGCGTTCCTCTCCACAGCGCCACCGACATCGGGCATGGGGGAGACCTGGCCGCTCACTTGGCCCCGTGTGTGGCCGAGCGGTGGAACGAATGGGCGGATTGTGCTGGACAACGTCGGGGAGACATCCTCGCCTGCCGTTACGTTTCGTCTGCACGGGGGGTTCGCCACTGGAACGATCACCTGTGTCGAAACTGGCGCCCGGGTCGGATTCAGTCGCCCCATCCCGGAGGGCGACTTCGTCGAGATCGATGTCGAGCAGCGCCGTGCGCTCTACAACGGCACCTCGGACGTCTCGCGGTGGCTGGCCTTCCGCGAGTGGGAGCAAATTCCCGCCCGATCGACGCGTGCCTACCAGTTCGACGTGACCAGCCCGTCGGGCGCCCCATTCATGGAGGGACGCGTGTTGTCCGCATGGTTGTGAACGCCTATGTCTTCGAGATCCGTGGCGGTGCCATCCTCGCCGAGTTCCGCCCCGCCGACTCATCGTGGGACTGGCAAGGCAACCCAGCGGAGACCGTGAACGTCACCGTCAACCTGGCGAGCGCCGTCGAGAGGGACCGGGAGTGGTCCAATCTCGGCTCGGCATGGAACCACGGCATCGCGATCGACATCGGAGGCCGCTACCTCGGTGGGCCAATCCTCCCGCACGACTTCTCCGCGCAGACGGGAAAGCTGCAGCTCTCCGCCCGGGGACTGCGCGCGGCGCTTGCCTACCGCAATGTCCTGCCGGTGTCAGCTCTTACTCAGTCCCTCGTCGACGCAGAGGGCGCCCCACGGCCCGAGATGGACACAGTCATTACCGGTGTCGACCATGGCACCGTCGGAAAGCGTCTCTTGCAGCAGGCGTGCGCGTGGCCCTCGTGGGTGGACGTTCCGATCACGTACCACCCGGACCGACCCGGTACTGCTGTCCAATCGTTCCCAGCGGTCGACATGATGAACGTCGACCAGGCGTGGGAGAACCTCGCCGGCCTCGAGAACGGCCCCGACATCAGACTCGAACTTCGCCGATCCGGCGACTTCTTCGGATGGGAGTACCGGTCTGGTACGGCATCCGCTCCACGGTTGCAGTCGGAGTCGGTCTTCTCGTGGGAAATGGGCCGCACTTCGCAACTGAGGGTCAGGACCAACCCCACCAGCATGGGGTCCGTGTCCTGGTCGTTCGGTGGGCGATCGCAGGATCGCACCCTCGTCGACATGCTCTATGACCCCTACTTGGTCGACATGGGCGGTCTCCTGCTCGAGCAGAACTCGAAGGCGTCGTCGAATACTTCGACGCAGGACACCTTGCGGAAGTGGAACGTTGAGACACTGCGCACCGCGCGGCGTCCGTGGGAGTTCTGGTCTTTCCGGGTTCCTGCGAATCAGTCGCCGTGGCCGTTCGAGTACGGGCCAGGCGATCTCATCGAGGTCGTCGTGACAGCGGACGAGCCCGTCCCGGGCGGGTACATCCCTCCAGGTAGCTACGTGCGCCGCATCGCGTCTCTCTCGGGTGACGCAGACGGGCAGTACATCACGATCACGTGCGGAGAGAACTATGACCTCGTGTGAGACCTGCGGAGGCACCCGCCTCGTGCAGAACATCATGCCGGACGAACCTGACGTGCCCAGTTGGAAAAGCCCCTGCCCGGAGTGCGCAAATGGGTGACCCGCGACCCCCTCTTTCCGGACCATGGGGGGCACTGAGAGAAGAAATCGACGACCTTCGACGCAGGGTCGGCTCGCTCGAATCTCCGTCCGGGACACAGCGCGGGCTGACCGCCGACAAGACGACCGCGACACTCGCCTATCTCGCTGGGCTGCAGTCGTACGGATCGTCGGGAACGACAGCCGTGACACTCACGAGCCAGCCCGCGGACGGCACAGTCCGCTGGTTCCTCATGGGGAACGTCCCGACCAACCACGTCATCGGCCCGGTGCTGGTTCCGACCGGTCGGATGCTCATCACCGCGTCCGTCGGCGAAGCGTCGATAACCCCCGCGGACGGGTTCATGATCGCGTACGTCTCATTCCGTGTGAACGACGCGGCCGGGAAGGTTGTCGTCGCCACGGGCGCGCGCACCGGGCGCCTGTACTTCAACCAGCGCATCGGGCAGGGAATCAGCACAGGCCCATCTCTCGTGAACATCGACACCGCGCAGTTCGCGGGCCCCTTCACCATCACCCCCGTGATCGGCATCTGGGGGCAGAACACCGGCAGTGGACAAAACATCAGCTGCGTCTACAACAACCCGTCCCTCCGCGTCGAGATCATCGGCGACGGCGTCTACTAGAAGGGCGACAGCATGGCTCTCACCGACTCGCTCCCCACCCAGGACTCCGGCGGCCTCTCGATCGTCGACGAGCGCCTGATCCTCGCCGGCGACCTGGTCAGCAGCGCCGCCGGCGCACCTCGCACCGGAGTGCTCCCGTCGCACACGAACGCCCTCGTGACCGCCCTGTCCTCGATGGCGGTATCGGTGGCGCCCTTCTCCGGGGTGTTCTCCCGCACGGGCGCGGGCATTGAGAAGGCAGCGAACAACGGCGCTAGCACCGTGGCTCTCGATGCGGCGCCCGGCTCGAACTCGCGTCTCGACGTTGTCTGGGCGCGTGCTCAGTTCGCGTCCGCGGGCGACGCCAACAGTCTTGTGGTGTTCGGGAAGACCACCGGTACGGCCGCGGCCAGCCCCAGCAAGCCCGCGCTCCCGCCCGGCGTCACCGAGCTCGCCACGGTGCTCGTGCCCTCCACCGCGACCACCACGCAGTCGAGTGGCGTCGTCATCACCCAGACCCACCAGTACACCGCGATGGAAGGCGGGACCGTCCTCCTCCGCAATCAAACCGAGCAGGACGCGTGGTCGCCTCACAACGGCTCACTGGCGTACCGGCTCGACACCGGCATCCCGCTCATCCGGCGTGGAGGTCAGTGGGTCGGACGTACCTCGGGCAACACCCTCGAGCAGACCACGGGAGGAACCGTCGCAACGGGAGCGAACAACTCCCGGCTGGCGGCCGTGACACTCGGCTCTCCCGTGCCGGCGGGCAGCACTATCAGCCTCTACGGCGACGTCGAGATCTACTTCCCGCCCGCGTCGGACTACGGCGGTTCGATCAGCCTTCGCATCAACGGCACGACCATCCACACCCGGCGGTGGCACTCGCATGGCCGCGCCAGCCGCGAGATCTACCCCGCGGTGAAGTTCGAGTACATCGTCCCCGCCGACCTCGCAACCAACTCCGTCATCGAGCTCGCGATCAGCAACGACCCGCTCTCCAACGGCGCAATCGAGGTCTGGTACGCCTACCTCACCTGGTCGGTGACGTGATGCAGAAGCGCATACCCGCGTACGCGAACGGCTCCTGCCCGACCAGCAGGCTCATCGTCATCGGCAGCGGCACCGATGAGTACGGACACTGGGAGCACCGCCTCCCACGTGCGACGCTCCGCCGGTGGCGCGACCTGCAGCGACGCGCGAAAGAGCGTTCGGGTGGACGCCAACTCGCGATTTCGTCCGGCTGGTCGACCGACCGGCCCGTGAGCATCCAAGTCTTGTACAAGGAGAAGCTCGGTAAGTACGCGGCCACACCGCGCACCTCCTCGCACGGCATGGTCTTCGAGGGCGAGCAGACCGCGGCCATCGACGCCGGCAACTGGGCGTGGGTGTACGCGAACTGCGGCGGTTATGCCGCATGGCAAGAGGACGTCCGCGCGGCGGGCTTCACCCGTCTGCCCGACGGGTACCAGCAAGAGGGCGAGTACCACCACATCATCGACTGGAATCCGTGGGACGACGAACCCGAATTCGGGGGCGCACCTGCGGGGACCGACGCGAAACCTCTCGAGGAGGACGACATGCCCAGTGCACAGGAGATCGCCGCGGCCGTCTGGGGCTACGGCATCGGAGAGAGCGGCGAAGCGGGCCGGAACGACGAGCCGGCGTGGAAGCGTCTCGGCCGCGCGGAGCAGCTCGCCGCCGACGCCGGCCGCCTGGCCGCCCCGCTGAAGTTGTACACCTACGGGACGGGCATCGTCGCGGTGAACGGTCTCACCGGGAACTGGATGATCCTCGGCCCCGGCTACCCCGAACTGCTCGTGCACCTCGGTCTCGCGGCACCCGGCAGTCGTCTGGTGAACGACGACCAGTTCCGGTACGCGACGTCGTTCGTGCCGGCCGCGACGGGCCTGCCCAAGCTGGCTACCGCCGAGCTCTCCGACGCGGATCTCGAGGAGATCAAGGCCGCGATCAAGGACAGCCGTGTGGCGGTCACTCCGGAGCAGCTCGAACGCCTCACCGAGGCCGTGAGTGAGGCCGCGCGGACCAGTGGCGAAGAAGGCGCGCGGAAGGCTCTCGCGGATCTCACGTTCGTCGTCACGGCCTCCTGATCATGCGCATGCGCGTGAAGCGGACGTGGGAGTCGATCACCGAGCCTCGTCATCTCAAAGCGACCTACTTCGTGCTGTACGGGGTGGCGTTGGTGACGGGGTTCGCGACACTCACCCGCCCGCCACAGTCGATTGAGGGGGCGCTCGGCGCACCGACCACAGCCCTGTGGGCCGCCTTCGTCATCATGGGCGCGTTCGGAGGCATGCTGACCGTGTTCCCTGGATGGTGGTTCGCGGAACGCCTGTCGATCGTCATGATCTGGCTCGGCGCGGCGATCTACTTCCTCGTCGTGCTGTCCCTGCAGATCGCCCAGTCCGGCTCGAGGTTCACGCAGATGGGTTGGATCCTCATGGGCGCGGGACTGTTCTTCGTCCGATGGATCATCATCCGGCGGTACAGCTTCGAACCCCGGAGGTAAGCACTCGTGACCATCGAAGACATCGTGAAGCTCGTGATCGCGATCACCTCCGGTGGCCTGCTCGTGAAGATCCTCGACTGGGTCCGCGACGCCAGGAAGGGTCACCTGCAGCAGCGTCGCGCTGAGGTCGACGCCGCCATCGCAGAGCGCGACAAGGCCCGCGCCGAACGCGACGAAGCCCTCACCGAGCTCGGATGGTTCGAGCGGTGGGCACGCATCCTCGAGGAGCACGTCTCGCTCGTGCGCCGCCGTTACATCGACGCCCCGTGCACCGATCCCAGCGACCTCGACCCCTACCCGTCGCGGCCAGACCGCGACAAGCCCTGACCCCGGTTCCCGCCGGGGTCTTTTCGTCCCCGGAAGGACACCATGTTCGAACTCACCCTGCCCCCGACGCTGATCGTGTCGCTGCTCGTCGGCGTCATCCTCCCGCTCATCGTGGGACTCGTCACCACCCGCGTGACGAACTCCTCCGCCCGCGCGCTGCTGCTCGCCCTGCTGTCGGCAGCCGCCGGCCTCCTCTCCGAGCTCGGCGAGTCCATCGCCGCCGGCACCGCCTACGACATCGGTGTTGGCGGCCTCGCCGCGCTGACCACGTTCCTGACGGCCGTGGGCCTGCACTTCGGTCTGTACAAGCCCACCGGCGCGGCCGCGGCCCTGCAGCGAGTCGGCTCCAAGCCGCTCCCGGACCCGCGCACGTCAACGCGCGAGGCGTACCAGGATGCGATCGACGACCGCGACGACTCCGCACAGTGACCCATGACGAGCAGGGCGTGCGCGCGCACCACAACGCGCATGCGGCAGCTGCACGTGTTCTTCGTCCTCGCCGACCTCGACCTCGCCCTGCTCGTCACACTCTGCTGCTGCTTGCTGTGGCGTTCGTGATGTTCACCATTTGCAACTCTCCCGAGCACGAAACCGAACCCGGAGACTGACCCCGTCCTGAGGAGGACACCATGACCCAGACCAAGACCGATCCGCGCGTCGACAAGCGCCGGGTCACGATGACGAACGTCGTCTTCGTGGGCGTCAACGACGCCGGCGAACGCCAGTTCCAGGACATCATCGCCGTCGACTACGTGCGCCCCGACTTCCTCGACGCGTACGTCGCCGAGGCGAAGACCCGCTGGACGTCGGTGGAAGTGTCCGACGAGCCCGACGCGGGCCCCGCCGGCTACGACGGTGAGACGCGCATCCCCGCGTCGCTCGACCACCCGCAGGCGGGCGCCGTGTTCGCCGCGACGAACACGAAGGAGGACTGACCCATGCCCATCCGCAACGTCACCACGCGCAACACGCTCGCCACCGCATACGCGTCGGCCAACACGCACGGCGCGCTGTTCACCGCCGACCCCGGCACCGCCGACGCCGCGACCGGTGAGGTCAGCGGCGGCTCGCCCGCCTACGCACGCAAGGCCCTCTCGTGGGGCGCGGCCGCCGCCGGCGCCGTCACCGCGACCGCCGCAGCGTTCGACGTCCCCGCCGGCACCACCGTGGCGTACTTCGGCCTCGCCCGGAACGGCACCGCTGGCACCGCCAACATCGGCGACTCCGTCGCCGTCACCTCTCAGGCGTTCGCGTCACAGGGCGTCTACACCGTGACGCCCACCTACACGCAGTCCTGACCTGCTGGCACCGCTGAACGGGCCGACCCTGGCCTGCGCCTCGGGTCGGCCCGTTTCGCCGTTACACGAGGCGCACAGCGCCGCACACGTAGACCGCCGGGCGCGGTCGGGAGGGTAGGGCGCCGTGATCTACAAGGAACAGGTCAGCCGCGAGAACCTCTACGTCGACCCCTCGGCGGCGACGACGCGCACCGTCGCGCTCACCGGGACCGGATTCCCCGACGCGACGAACACGCTCGTTGCTCTCGTGAACGTGTCCACGTCGACCGCGATCGCGACCCCCGACGGGTGGACGCCGTCCGGGGTCGGCGGCGCGAACGGCAACAACCAGATGCGCGTCTTCACGAAGCGGGGCGACGGCGCGACCAACAGCGTCACGATCGACTCGGCATCCGCGATCGCCACGGTCGGCATCTTCGTCGCCGCCGGCTACGCGGGCCTGACCCCGATCATCGCGGGCGGCGGCAACGGCGGCACCGGCACGAACTTCCCCTTCAGCGGGATCTCCGGTCAGCCCGGCAATGGCCTGACCATCCTCGGCATCGGCCTCGCCACGGCCCCCTCCTCGTGGTCGGCGTGGTCGGCGAGCACCCCGATCCTCGCGAGCCAGCCGTCGAACGCGCGCGGCTGGTGGGGCATCTCGGACTACATCGACGGATCCGGTTCGTCGAACTCGACCGTGACATGGCTCGGCTCCCGGTCGCAGCGGTACATCGCCGTCGTCATCCCGCTGCAGCAGGTCACCGCCAGCCCGGAAGTTCCTGCAGGATTCTCGGGCGCGGGGTCGCTCATGACCGTCGTTCAGCCGCAGACGTCCGCCGCGGCTGCGCTCGGCGGCGCCGGTCAGCTCGCCGCCTCGTCAACGGGTCAGGGGTCCGCGTCGCCGTCCCTCTCGGGCTCGGGGCAGCTCACCGCCTCGAGCATCGTCCAGACCTCGGCCACGGCCGCCATGACCGGGTCCGGGCAGCTCACTTCGGCCGCAGCCGCTGCGGCACGCCAGACGGTTTCGCTGTCGGGATCGGGTGACCTCACCGCGGTCGCGCCGACGCAGGGCACCACCGTGCCCACGCGCGCCGAGATGCCCGCCGCCCCGTTCGACCTGTACCCCGCTCCGACCATGGCATGGGTCGCGGGCCCGGCGCCGTCGGGGTCCGGTTTCATCAGCGCCGACCCGTCAAACGCAGTCATCCGTCTCACCGGTCCCGCGGGCAAAGGCGTCGTGGCCGGTAGCGTCTCCGGGTTCGTGAACCCGGCGCCCCTGCAGGACATCTCAGGCGCCGGAACGGGCACCAACCCGCTCGTGTTCCCCCCGTACGGCATCCGCGTGCGCACCGACGCGACCGAGATCTGGTTCCGACTCGCGCAGCGGTCCTACTCGGGGTTCTCGAACGTCAGCGGCCGCGCGGCCTCCCGCCTCAAGGTCAACGGGAAGTGGACCTCGCTGACGCCGGTCTACCTGGGCGCGAACCTCGGCTACCCGAGCAACCCCGACAACATCACGGCGGGGGAGTACGCGCTCAAGCTCACGTTCCCAACGGCGGAGATGCGCGACCTCGAACTGGTCACGCACCTCGAGTTCGGTGGTGTCATCATGCCCGTCGGCGCGAACGGTCAGACCCCGCCGCCGCCGGCGCATCGCGTCGTCATGCTGGACGGTTCCCTCACCGGATCCGAGAAGCACCAGACGGGCAACTTCGCGCTGACCGGTGGCGCGCAGGGCACCTACACGGCCGTGTCGTCGCACCTCTGGTACGCGGCGCAGGTCCTTGCCTACGACGACGTCATCAACGTCGCGACGGGCTCAAGCGGGTACGCCATCAACGGCGACACCGTCTCGTTCAAGTCGTCGTCGAAGATCCCTCGCGACGTCGTCGACCACAACCCGGCGACCATCCTGGTCGGCGGCCCAAACAACGACATCGGCGCGGGCCGCACTGCCGCGCAGGTGTCCGCGGATCTCGACATCATCCTCCCGGCCATCAACGCCGCATTCCCGAACGCGCTGCGCATCATCGAAGGTGGCTTCACCGCCCCCGCGATGGGATCGCAGTCGAGCGCGGAAGCGACGATGGCGCCGTACAACGACGCCATCCGGGCGAAGGCGCAGCAGTACGGCTGGTGGTTCGTCAACCCGACGACCGGCCAGACGTACAACCCGCAGGGTGTCGTGGTCAAGACGACGTCGAACTGGGTCTACCAGGACACGTCGTCGATCGCATCGGACGGGGTGCACCCGACGCAGGATGGTGCTCGCAAGCTGGGCATCATGCTGGCCGACGCGATCATGCCGGCGCACCCGTCCGGCGCCGTCGAGGTGCCCGTCACCCTGTTGGGGGCAGGCGCTCTGTCCGCGGCCGCGGTCCCGTCTCAGACGTCGACCGCTGCCCTCTCTGGAGCGGGCCAGCTGGCCGCGTCTCCTGTCGCGGGGGCTGGCCAGTCTGCCGGGTTCACCGGTGCTGGCCAGCTGACCGCGGTGACCGGCGTGACTGTCGCGCGCCCTGTCGCGCTCACGGGCGCTGGGCAGCTGGTCGTGACCGCTGACGCTGCGGGTGGTCAGGCGTCGACGTTCGCCGGTGGCGGGTCGCTGCAGGTCGCGGGAACGCCCACGGTCGGGGGAGTAGCTTCCCTGTCCGGCTCGGGTGGGCTCGGCGTCGTCGTCAGCCCGGCCGCCGCGCGCGCGGTGAGCTTCACCGGGTCCGGTTCGCTGGCCGCAGTCCCGCGCGCCGCGGCCGCAGCTGTCGCCCCGCTGTCGGGGTCGGGTGCCCTCGAGGTCGCCACGGACAGCAGCAGCGTCGGTGCGGCATCGTTCAGCGGGGCCGGTGTCCTGCAGGTGACGCGCACGGCGTCGACTGCGGCGTCCGCCGCACTGTCCGGCGCTGGTGCGCTGCAGGCGTCGGCCACACCATCACCGGGTGGGGCGGTGACGTTCACGGGCGCGGGGCAACTGGCGTCCGCGGGACGAGCCACCCTCGCGAGCGGGGCAGTGCTGTCGGGTGCCGGCGCTCTCACGGCCGCCACAGCTGGATCGGGGGGCAGCGCCCCCGCGCTGGGCGGGTCGGGGCAACTGTCCGCACCGTCTCAGGTCGCGGTCGCCGTGGTCCTGCTGTTCGCCGGGATCGGTCAGCTGTCCGGCCCGGGAGCCCCGAGCTCTGGCCAGACGGCGTCGCTGTCGGGTGCCGGGGCGCTGTCGACGCTCGCGCGCGCGGTCTTCATCGTGGCCGTGGTGACCGCCGGCACCGGGCAGCTCACGGCAGTCACGACCGGATCCACGCGGCGGCTGGAGCGGTTCATGCACCTCGGGCGCCGTGATGCGCCCATTCAACTGACCGCCCGCACATGAAGGAGCCGTCATGGCAACGTTCCGCGTGAAGCTTCACGACACCACCCTGCCCCTGTCGGCGTCGACGGATCTGTCCGGCGCGACGGTGAAGGCGTTCATCCGAACGATGAGCGCCGATGGTCAGGTCCCTGCGACCGTCCCCGTGGTGGTGACGGACGCCCCGGCAGGGTACTTCGACCTCATCGTCTCCGATGTCGACGCGGGCGAGTTCGACCTCGAGGTGCTCGTCACCCGAGACGGTGAACAGGTGCGGATCCCGTCGATGGGCTTCGACCGGCTCGTGGTTGGCCGCAATCTGGACGATCCGCTCGCGGCGCCGTATGAGCCGTCGCTGACGCTTCGGCAGGTGATCGAGGAGACATTCGCGGGGGAGGCGGACCGGATCATCCCGTTCGCGGCGGCGGCGCAGGAGGCAGCCGCGGACGCGGGGATGTTCGCTGCGGCAACGGAGTTCGATGCGAACCGTGCAGGGGAGTCGGCGTTCCAGTCGGGGCAGTCGGCAGGGTACGCCCTCGGCCACCGGAACGCTGCGGCGTCCTCGGCCGATGTCGCTTCTGCCGCGGCTGCCTCGGTGGCCGCGGCGAACCGTCGCACGCGAGCACAGCGGGCGATCATCGTCGGTGACTCGATCGCGCAGGCATCCGATGGTGTGGCGTCCGGGTTCGGAGGGTCCTGGTTCTCGAAGCTGTGCGAGCTCTCGGGCATGCGCCTTCAGCGCATCCGCAATGCCGGTGTCGCTGGCAACCCCAGCGCTGCCATGCTCGCCCGTCTGAATGCCGACGTGCTCACTCAGCGTGGTGACATCGTCGTGGTCGAGGCGATCACACCCAACGACGACCCTGCGACGCTGACCCTCGCCCAGCAGCAGCGCAACGTCCGCTCGATCATCGAGCAGTGCCTCTTCCGCGGGAAGCGCGTCATCGTGTGCGGCGGCCCGCCGAACAACAACCCCGCGATCGCGGCGCGCATGCGCGAGATGACCACCTGGGCCCGTGCTCTCGCGGTGCAGATGGGTCTCGACTTCATCGACCTGTTCACCCCCGTCGGTGTCGAGGCGACAGGCGCGTGGGTGACCGGGTACACGGCTGACGGTGTCCACCCGAATGCCGCTGGCCAGGACGCGATCGCCGCGTTCAACGCGCCCCGTGTGCCCGACGACCTTCGTCCCGCTCCGGTCCTCGCCAACCTCAGCGACCCGACGAACCTCCTGGCCGGGAACGGCCTCTTCGAGGTCGATACGAATGCGGACGGGTATGCCGACGGGTGGACGAACAGCGGCCTGGTTTCGGGCGGTCTCTCGCCACGCGCCGACGGCGTCGGCAACTGGCAGACCATCACCGGCGATGCCACTACCGACTACCTGCAGCAGGCGGGTGTCACCGGGTGGGCGGTCGGCGACCTGCTTGCGCTGGCCGGTGAGTGGGTGAACGTCGACGGCACGGGCGTCAACGCGGAGCTCCGCTTCACCGGCGGCACGCCCTACAGCGTGGGGCGCGCGATCAGCGCACGCGCCGAGCTCGGCGGTCCGCGCACGTTTTACATGGAACTCGCCGTGCCCGCCGGCACGACCGCGGTCAACCTGCGCCTCTGGCCGGGCGTCGGATCAGCGCGCTTCGGGCGCGTGAAGCTTGCCAACCTCACCGCCCTCGGCCTGACATGAACGGAACGCCCCCACTCGAATTCCCGCGAAGGGTGTTCGAGTGGGGGCGTTTCTGCGTATTACGAGGTACGCGTGGGCAGTCGAGACCCCCGTGGCGGTATCTCCGTGTGAGTACCCCCCAGGTTCACGCAGACCCACACCTAGACTCCGCCACGCGACGGAAGGAGGAATGAGAAAGGCCCCGGCTGCAACCGGGGCCTTGGACCACGAGACGACAAGGTCAAGCGGACGCTTTCTCTCCAGAACCAGCGTACCGCCGGGCCTTCCAACCATGGAAGGAGACGCCTGATGACCGAGCTCACGCTCCTCATCCAGGCGGCAGCCCTCTGCAGCACCCCGATCGCTATCGCGTTCATCGTGCTGCGCCGGACTCGCCGGTAACGACATCGCCCCCTGGCATCCCCTCATCTCAAGGCGGACGCCGGGGGGCTTCGTCGTTGCTCGACGGACGGTCAGAGCTGGTGTGGGTGGTCCCTGATAGCCTCCGATCATGCTCCCCGACGGCGAGCCGCTCGACCGGCTTAAGACCCCCCTGTACTCGCAGGCGGAGGTCGCGCGCATCCTGCGTGCCAAGCCGAGCACCTTCCAGCGCTGGACGCGCGGCTACGTCACCGCGCACGGACGCCCGATGCCCCCACTCGTCTCAGGAGTTAGGGGCGGACGGGGGTACAGCGTGCCGTTCCTGTCGCTCGCCGAGGCCTACGTGGTTCGCACGCTTCTCGATGCGGGAGTGACCATGCCGCACATCCGCGACACCGTGACCGCATTGCGTGACAGCCTGGGGATCGAGTACGCACTCGCGAGTCGGCGGATGAAGACCGACGGCGCAGTGATCCTCTGGGAGCACGAACAGGACCGGGGCGATGAGTCGGGCCTTGTCGTCTTCGCGAACGGCCAGGCGGTGTTTCGGGACGTCGTCGCCGACCGGCTGCAGACCATCACGTACGGCAACAGGTATGCCGAGCAGATCGAGATGGCGGTCGGCGGTGCGGCGCACATTGACATCCACCCGCTGCGAAACTTTGGGCAGCCGACACTCACCGGCACAGGCGTCCGCGTTTCCGACATCGTCAACCGCCTTCGAGCGGGCGAGAGCGCCGGCAGCGTAGCTGCGGATTACGAGGTGCCCGAGGGCGCTGTCCGGTCCCTGTTGTCGCTGGCGGCATAGGCGCGCTGTGGGACAAGTGGGGGCCGTACGATTCTTCGTGGACCGAGGCCTCGGCGCCCACGTCGTTCCCAGTGGCCTGCGCGACCGCGGGTGGTCCGTGATCACCATGAACGAGCGATACGGCAACGACGCCGGCCAGCAGCTCCCCGATACCCAGTGGATCGAGGACGCCACTCGCAATGGTGAGGTCTGCCTGTCGAAGGACGAGCGCATTGCACGCGTCGCCATCGAAGCGCAGACCGTCTATATGAACGACGCCCAGGTCTTCGTCCTCAGCAATGCGACCATCACCGGATCAACCATGCTCGAGTGGCTCGTGACGAACGAATCGCAGATCCACCGTCTCGCTGACAAGGCTGGGCCCTACGTGTTCGCAGTCGGAGCTCAGCGACTACGGCGCGTCGAACTCAGATATCCCTGATCCTGCAAGGCCGAATGCCCCATTTCGGCCGCCCACCGGGTCACGGCGGCCGGGTCGTAGCGTCCGTGCTCGTCGGGGAGCGGGCCGACGCCGCAGTCGTTCCAAGCCTGCAGCGTGGATCGGTGGATGCCGAGAAGGCGAGCGGTGGCGCGCGGTGCCACTTGCGAGTCCCCCTGCCGTGGCTCCCGCAAGTGGCGTACAGTCCGGAATATGGGCGATGCGAAGAATGAGGATGAGGTCGCCGTCGAGAATTGGGATGACGAAGGCGGCCACCTTGCGACTCGGCGGCGCAAAACCGTCCGCGACAACTCGGACGCAGCTCTGCAGGAGCGCTGGAACGAAGAAGGCGACGACGAACCTCCCGCGACCGCACCCCTGCTGACGAGTACGCCCCGCTCACGCGAGCCTCACCGGATCGCGCATTTCCCGCCGCTTCGGTAAGACGGCCACGCACTAGAACGCCCCCGTCGTCCCTAACCTTCGGGTGGGCGGATGCCGGGGGCGTTTCGTCGTTATAGGCGACGAGACGGTACTTACCTGTAGGTTGCGCATGTGAGCGACGCATCGACACCTCGCGGTTGCATATTCTGTGGGGCTTCCCCGCTGACGAAGACGCATCTCATCGCAAGTAAGTCCATCAGGCAGCACCTGCCGCAACGGGGACACACAGTCAGTGGGTCCATCGCGTGGATAGACGAGGCGGGGAATTTCAAGCACACGGCACGTTCGTTCAACACGGACCCACTCGAGCAGTGGGTAAAGAGAGCTTGCGATCCGTGCAATCGCGTATGGATGGGATCAATCGAAATAGAGGTGGCGCCGCTCGTCATCTCGCTCGCGAAGGGCGAGAAAGTGAGCGTAGGCGCCGGCGAAGCCGCCCGGCTCGCCTTATGGGCGTCGATAGTTGCGGTGCTTCGATCCACCCAAGACCCGGGGAGATCATCGGTACGACCGGAGGATGTCCGGTACATGCGTGAGCATTCAGAGACACCGCCTGACTACATCGTCTGGCTGCTGCACGGGCAGCCGATGTGGAATTTCCAGACGCGACATCAACGACTGTTTCTCGAGGATCAGGAAGGCCGTATGTCCCCCGCCCACGTGACGTGGTTCTGGATCGGGCACTCCGTGTACGTGGTTGCCCCCAGCGTCGCCGCCTCCTGGCTCGGAGTGTTAGGCCTAGCGCGGTCTGCGGTCGTCATCCTGCACCCGTACGGCGAGTACCCGATTACATGGCCGCTACGGGGTGAGATAGCACGGACCGCCATGATCGACATGACCAATGCGATTGCGCTTCCCCTCGAGAGCTGGTGGCGGGGATTCGAACCCCGCGAGGAGTGACGCGTCACGCCCACCACGTTCCGAGTCCGATCGTCTCGGCGGTTCCCAGTCAGCCTCTCCGGGCCACACGCAGCTCTCATCCCCGACCTTAACAGCGCCCCGTCGAGGGTGCCAGGCGAAACCGCTGCGCGGCACTGGCCGCTCACCTGAGAGCCCTAGGGCTCTCGCCGCGGCACGTACGCGGGGCCGAAGCCGGTCGTCCCGTGCGCGGGCGCTGAGCGCTTCGCGCGCCCCTCTGGCGCCCATCGCCCGGCACCCGGGATGCTCTCGACGATCGCGGCCACCAGCACCGCGGTGTGCTCGTCGTCGTAGTACCCCGCCCAGCGCCCGGCTTCGTATGCGAGCACGTCTCCGCGGTCGCCGGCGACGTCGAGCAGCTCGGCGATGACGGGCGCCGGGTCGGTCGTGTACCTGCTGCGCGAGCAGATGGTCGACAGGTGGATGCCGAGCGCGACGTCGGGGTGCAGCGGGCGGGACATGCGGCGAGGGTACGCGCCACCACCGACAACGAGAACGCCCCTCCCGCACTTGACGTGCTGGGAGGGGCGTTCTGTCGCGATAGGCGGTCGACTACTGCTGTGCGAGGAAGATCGTCTCGCCCGCGGAGTTCTCCACGCGCCACACGCCTCCGGGGATCTCCTCCGTGGGGACGGTGATGGGGAAGAACGCGGTGGTGGTCTCGGCAGGCGGGTACAGGGCGCCCACACCCCACAGCCAAGGCTGCGGGTCGTCGTTGTCCGAATCGACAGACGACCAGTCGCGGTAGGTCTTGCCGCCGGCGGTGACGAACGTCACGAACAGCGACGTCGAGGGGTCCACCCCCTCATTGTCGAGGGCTGCGGGATCCTCGCCGGCGTCGCGGTACTGCTGCCGGGTCGCCTCCCAGTCCATGCCGAGGCGGATCGGGAGCACGATGTACCCGTTCTTCGTGATGGTCGCGGCGTCCGCGCCGACGGTCCACATGGACAGCTCGCTGATCTTCCGGCTCTCGCCGACGGCGAGCGGGTTGGCACGGGTGCCGCGTTCGGCGTCGGCCGCGACGGTCGGCGTCGGGCTCGGGGTCGGCGTGGGCGTCGCCTCGGCCGCGGGTGCGTTCGTGGTGACCTCGAGCGCGGGTGTTCCGGTGCACGCGGTGAGCGCGAGCGTAGAGATGAGCAGGGCAGCGGCGGCGCCGCGGATGGTCTTCATGTGGTTCCCCCCAGAATTGTTCCCCCGGAGCCTATAGGCCGGGGCGCGCGCGTCCGCCGCAATGTCGGAGGTCCGTTGCACAGTCGTTGCATGACCAGCATCCCGATGGCGGAGCTGCTCGACTTCGAAGAGCAGTGGCCGCGGTGGTCCGGTTCGAAGGACGAGGCGATCCGCGCTCGCTTCGCCGTCACGCCTGCCCGGTACTTCCAGCTGCTGCACCGCACGATCGACACGGCCGAGGCGCTCGAGGCGAACCCGATGCTTGTGCGCCGGCTGCGTCGTCGACGGGACGCGGGCCGCGCAGAGCAGCGTCGACGGCGCGCGGGCTGACAGACACGATCCAGACACGGTGTCGCAGTACGTCGGTGTCTGCCGGTGTCCTTCGATGTCTGCCCGCTAGCCGCGTTTACGCCTGGTGAGACGGGGAAAGAGCGGGCCGGTGTCCGTCCATGTCTGTCAGTGTCCAGAGTGGTGAGGTCATCAAGGGGTCGCAGGTTCAAATCCTGTCATCCCGACAGATAGGGCCGGAATCCTGCGGGATTCCGGCCCTTCGTCGTTTCCGGTCTGGGTGCTGGACACGATCCAGACACGATGACCCCCGCAGCCATCACGGCGGCGAGTGGGCGGTTGCTGCTTCGGCGCGGCGTCGGCGAAGCCGATACTGGTGCGCGGGGTTCGCGTCGAGGCGATCGCGGAGCGTCGCGAACAGCAGATCCTCGTCGACAACCCGGACCCTCTGGCCGTGGCGCGTCTCCCACGTCATCGGCATGCCCGAGCTGCGCCACCGCTTGATCGTGCGCACGGACCGGCGCACCATGCGCGCGGCCTCGCGATAGGTCAAGGTGGCCACCAGTTAGCCGTTCCCGTCGGCAACGACGAAGCCGTGCGCGCGGAGCAGTCGCTCCTGCCATGCGTCGAGCTTGACACCCGCGACGACGAGGAAGGAGCGCGGCAGGACGACCGGGCACGGCGTGATGCAGGGGACGCCCGTCGCGGCGCGCGCGTCGATCACGTGTGCTCCTGAGCGAAGTGGTCGGCCCAGGCAAGCGAGGCGAGCACACCCGACGACGCGAAGCAGCCATGTCCGCAGTCGGGACAGTAGACGACCGTGACGCTCATGCGAGAACTGCCAGGAGGAACTCCGCGACGGCGTGCCCGAGGTCGCGCGCCGCGGGCGGCGTGACGGCGTTCCCGGCCTGCTTGACCTTGTCCCGCTTCGAGCCGACGAGGTGGTAGTCGGCGGCGAAGCCCATGCCGAGCTGGATCTCGTGGGGCTCGAGCATGCGGAATCCGGCGTCGTCGATGTCGAGGCTGATCGGCGCGCCCGGCTCCAGGAGCGACTGATGGCCGGCCGTCGTCAGCGCGCGCAGCGGTTCGTGCACGGGAGTCGACATCTGACCGCTGTCGCCTCGTGCGGTGTTGTTCCGCATCACGAGCGCGTGGTGGTTGCCCTCCGCGCTGACAGTGTCGATCGGCTGTGACGTCGGCTTCGCGACGCCGTGGTTTCGCAGCGGGATGACGAGACCAGCGCTGTCAACCGTCGTGACCGTGCCCATCGGGTCGGTCGTCGGCCGCGAGGCACCCTTCGAGTAGTACGGGACCAGCAGCCCGGTCTCGTTGCGCGTCGACTGCGTGCGCAACGGTTCGGCGACGGATGCCGCGGACTTGCCGTCGCGCCCCTCGACCGGGATGAGCTGCGCGACGAACATCGACCCCGACGCCGTGAGGGCGCCGAGTGCATCGGTGGCGGGCTTGGCCGGGACGGTGTTGCCCTCGCCGCGCACGATAAGCGGCGGGATCGCAAGCCCGTGCTCAGCCGTGCCCGTCTGCGCCGGGATGGGCGCGCCGAGCTCGCTGACACGGAGGTAGCCCGACCCGGTCGTGACGCCGTCGTACGTGTTGCCTGCGGCCTTCGCGATGATCGGCGCCCAGTGGCGTTCGATGCCGCGGCGGATGCGCTCGCGCGTCTTCTCGGCGAGCGGCTTCGCGCGGTCGCCGATGCGCGGCGCGGGCAGTGACCAGTCGATGATCGACTCGGCGGCCAGCCACCCCGGCTCGATCGGCGTCCAGCACGACGGGCACCGATAGACGTACTGCGCCCGGTACCGGCCCCACTGCTCCTTCTTCTTGAACGCCTGGACGGCTTGCACCTCGCCGTGCTCGGGGCACACGGCCATCGGCCGCGTCCACTTGCCGACGTCGGGGCCGGGGCGGTCCTTCGACACCAGGTCTTCGCGCCACATGACGATGTACATGCGGTCGCGGGACTGCGGCGCCGGGAGCCCGCCGATCTGCGCGTGCATGCTGTTCAGCCACACGATCTGCGTCCGGTAGCCGAGGGCACGCATCGCCATCTGCCACGCCTCGAACTGGTCCCACCGGTACGCGTCGACGACGTTCTCGAGGATGATCGCCATGTACCGGTGGTGCTCAGCGAAACGGGGAATGTCCCACATCGTGGCGCGCGAGCGGTTCGCGGCCTCGTCGGCGAGCGGGCGGGTGCCGTCCAGCTCGAACAGCGCCTGATCCTGCTGACGTTGACGCTTCACGCCCTTCGCGATCGAGTGGTTAGTGCACTCCGGCGACCCCCACAGCACGTGCGTCTTCGGGAAGTACGCCGGGTTCACCTGCGAGATGTCGGCCTGCGAGTGGTCCGTGTCGGGGTGGTTGATCTGGTGCGACTCGATGGCCAGGGCCCAGTGGTTCGCGGCGATGACGACGCGATAGCCCGCCTCGACGAGACCCGACGATGACCCGCCGGCGCCGCAGAACAGGTCGGTGACGGTGAGCCCGTTCCACGGCACAGCGGGGCGCGCGTAGCCGACGGGGGGCGCGAGGGTGGCGGTAGCCATCAGGACTCCTTGGTGAGGGTGGGGCTGTGATCGGTGCGGCAGACGATGCACACCTTCGAGAGGACGGATCCGCCGTCAGGGCCGTCAATCCAGTCGACGAGAACCCCGTGCTGGCCGCACCGCTCGCAATACTCGGGACGGGCTCGGCGGGTGGCGGTCAGCTCGAGGCGGTGCATGGCGCGGCGGACGAGGCGGAACAGCTGGTCCTGCAGGGCGTCGAGGTCATCCCACGACTGGATGTGCTCGACGGCGTCCGATAGCCACGCGTTCGCCGTGTACGCCCACTCGCGGGCAAGCTCGACGTCGTCTGGCAGTCCGGGCGGGAGCTGCGGTGCTTCGACGCCGAGGCGGGATGCCGCGACGACGAGGTAGCCGCGCAGCGCGTCCCACACGGCGCGCGCGTTCCGCGCCTCGGGGCCGTCGACGAGGGGAACGTTGTCGACGTACCCGCCGCCGGACACACGCTCGGTGAGCTTCGCAGCTTGGACACCGCGAACGGCGACGGCGATGGTGCCGGTCGTCTCGACGACGTACGGCAACTGGTCGACGTGCCAGAGGTACTCGGCGACCCATTGCTCGCGCGCGGCCGCGGGGTCGATCGCGTCAGCCGGGATCAGCGCGCTCACGCCTGCCCTCCGTGGTCGCAGTGGCAGGGGGTCATCTCGTCGTTGGCGTCGAGCGCCCAGCCGGTGCAGTTGCGGTGCTTCCCGTCTCGGCATTCGGGGCACGTCGGCTGTTCGATCTGCGCGAGGATGCGCGCGGTGGTGTCGTCGTCGAGTCTGCGGAGGCCGAGCGAGCCGCGGTACGGGATCGGCTCCGCCAGCGCACGAGGGTTCGCGAGCACGAGGTGCTGATACCAGCCATCCGGTGCCGGTCCCATTGCCCATGGAGAGCAGTGGTGTCGGCATCCGTCAGGGTGCTCCGGGCAGTGGTTGTCCATCCGGCCGCACCCGTCGATGACAGAGGCGCTATGCACGTCCGTCAGGTCGACGACGCCAACGATGTGACCGCCGTGTCGTGGGCCGCCCGCCACCATCGTGCGCACGTCCTGGCCGCTGATCAGGTGCACAGACTGCAGGGCCGCCTCGACGTCGTTGTAGGAGCCGATCTCTTTCGCGACGTGGATGGCGACGGGCCCGCGGTAATCGCCGGCGATGTTGCGGACGCGGTTCTCGACGTCCTTGCCGCCGTGGATGATCGCCCATGCCCACGGCTGGCGCACGGTCAGAATGCGCATCAGGCCACCGCCTTCTGGCCGCCGGCGGGCACGTTCGACGTGAGACCGAGGTCCCGGCGCACCATGCCGACATACGCGCGGGTGATCTTGAGCGCGACGCCCATCGCGGCGTCCGACTTGCCGGCGGCGTGCAGCGCGCGCACCCCGGCTTCGATCTCGTCGCGGCGTCGGCGGCGACCGTTGCGCGGCCCATCGACGGGTGCGGTGGGCTCGCCTGCGGCCACGTGCGCGTCGAACGCTGCGGAGGCGCGGTCGCGGGCGGCGATCGCTTCGTCGACGGCGCGCTCGGCGTTGCGCAGGGTGAGGTCGAGTGCGAGCCGCTGCATCCGCCAGTCGGCCGCGGCGCGCTCGACGTCGGCCGGCGACGTCACGGGATCCGGGGCGGTAGGTGCCGGCGCGGGCTGGGTGGGCGCGGGCTGAATGGGCGCGGGAGCCGCACGGTCGGGTCGTTTCAGTGCGGGTGCGGGGACCTGCGCCAGGCGCTTCCGGGCGGCACGGTTCGCCGCGCGATCCCGTCGCTCGACGTCCGCGCGCGCGGAGTCTTCGGCGGCAACGATGTCGGCAAGGGGCACGCCCGCGTCGAAGAGGCGGCGGAACGAGTAGTCGCCAGCGTGGCGGCGATACACGTCACGGCAGGGCAGCGGCGCGGGGCAGGCGCTGGTGCGGCATCCGAACCGGTGGCCGTCAGGGGTGCCGTGAGGGAAGTCGTCGGTGAGGCGGTCGGCGGTGCCCATCAGTGCCCTCCCAGCTGGTCACGCAGCGAGCTGATGCGCTGCTCAGCGGCGTACTCTTCTCCGGCTTTCGCGGCGACGACGATGGCGGCCGCCGCGTCGCGGGCCTCGTCGGGCGTGAGCGGCTGTTCGACGTGGATGCGGACGAGCCCGTCGTCGTCGACGTGGATGTCGGCGACGAGCTGCTCGACGGTGCGGGTGATCTCGGTCATGGCGGGTCCTCTCAGAAGGGGGGCTGTTCGGGGTAGACGGGCTCGTCGGGAGCGAGGTCCAAAGCGGGTGCATCCCAGACGCGGCCGCACGCGTGCGCGGGCGCGGTGTGCCCGTCAACGTGGCGCCGCGGCCACCAGCGCGATCGGCTGCTGGTGATGGTCGTCCCGGCGTGCTCCTGGATCTGCCAGAGCTGGATGCCGGTGATGACGCACGCGGTGATCTGCGTCGCGCCGAGGGCGATCGGGTCGAGCCGTGGCTCGCCGATGAGGACGCCGAGCTGGAAGTCGACGCGCACCTCGAGCACGCGCGCGTGGCATCGGCCGCAGCGGGCTGCAAGCGGGGCCGTGCGGCTCATCGCTGATCCCACCGGATGTCGCGCGGGTCGTCGGATTCGGGCTCGCTCTCCGGGGCGTAGAGCACGATGTTCGTGTAGAAGCGGCGCCCGTTCGACTTCGCAGTGCCGACGTCGAACCGGTGCTTCAGCTGACGACCGAAGCTCTGCGTGGTGACGGCGTCCTCATGCTGCTCCCGGCACCAGGCGTCGTACGCCTTCCTCAGCTCGCTCATCTCGACGCGCACGATGTCGCCGCCACCGATCGAGCAGCGGTCTTCGACGAACCGGCCGAGGTGGTCCTCCTCCGCGCGGTACGTGTCGGTCGCGGCGAGGACCTCGTCGGGGGTCTGCAGCCCGTCCTGCGCGTAGCCGACGGCGCCGCGGATGATCCAGGCGAGGATGCCGGGGCCTTCCTCGTCGACGAGGCGCTGCTGCAGGTCGTCGATGCGCTCTTCGTCGGTGACCGAGTGGGTGAAGGGGATGAGGCGCAGGCGCCGCCACACGCTGTCGCCGCCTGTCTCGACCTTCGGTTGGCTGTTGCCGAGCAGGAGGAACGTGTGCGACGGGGCGAAGTCGAAGAAGTCCTTGTTCATGAACCGGGCGGTGATGGTGTCGCCGCCGGTGAGGGCCTTCATCTTCGCCTCGTCGAACTTCGTGTCCTCATTGATCTCGGACGCGATGACCAGGCGCCGGCCCTGCAGCAGCGCGAGCTCGGTGGGATGCTGGTCCCGGCCGACGACGAGGAAGTTGCGAGGCGCGGAGGTGGCGTAGTCCCCGGCGATCGCCGACAGCACCTCGGCGAAGACGCCCTTGCCGTTGCCGCCGCCGCCGTGCGCAAACGGGAGGATGTGCTCGCGCACCTCGCCGATGAACATCAGCCCGGCGAGGCGTTGCATGTACCGCTCGACGGCGGCATTCGACTGGAACGTGACCTTCAGGAACTGATCCCACAAGGGCGTCTTCATCCCGACGTCCGGGGTGACCGTCGTCTGCTTCGAGTGAAACAGTGCCGGCGTCGGCGCGGCGATCGCACCGGAGCGCATGTCGACGACGCCGCCGGGGGTGTTCAGCTGCCACGGGTGCTGGTCGAACTCGGCCGCGGCGATGCGCATAGCGGGCGCGGCGCGGGCCAGGCGCACGGCGTCGCCGATCGCGCGGGCACGCATCGACTTGAGCCGCCATGCTTTCAGCGCGGTGTTGTCGGTGGGGATGCGGCGGATGACGTCGCGCGCGGCTTCGATGGCGGGGCCGTCGTCGGGGTGCCACGCCCACCGGGTGCCCTCCCATGTGACCCACTTGCCGGCGTCGGCGACGTACCGCATCGTGCCGGAGTACTCGGCGACGAGGAGGCGCGCGTTGCCGTCGTCGGTCAGGTCCGCGCTGTCGCCTCCGATCGTCGCGGCGGGGGCGGTCGCGGTGGCCGCGGCGCCGACGGCGGAGATCTGCGTGCCCGTCGACGTCGTGCGCGACGCCGCGGCCGCGGTCGGCGCGAGGGCACGGGGCGCGCGGTGGCCGTACTCGGCGTCGGCGAGGGCCTTCGCTGCGGCGCCGTGATCGCCGCGGTGGTTGAGCAGAGTGTACGCGCCGAACTTCGTGTACGGCACCTCGGGTTCGAAGTCGGTCGACGAGGTGAACACGTAGAGGCGATCGCGGTCGCCGGCGTGCCCGGTGGTGGCGCTGATGCCGTCCTTCTTCCCGGGCCGGCGCCAGTACCTCGTGGCGCCGCGGGTGAAAACGTGCACCCAGCCGACGAGGATGTCGGCCCAGTCGGTCTTGCGTTCGAAGTCGTCGCCGGGGGTGATGTCGCCTTCCGCGGCGTGGAACGTGGTCGACCACTTCGCGTCGACGGGGCCGCCTGTGCTGGCCGGGGTCTCGTCGGGCATGGTGTCGAGCGCGGCGTGCACGATGGCATGCACCTGGTCGCGCTCTTCGCGGGTGAGGGAGGGGAGCGTGGTGGGCCCGCCGACGAGGCGCACCCACGCGCGGCCGGTCGGGTGGACGGCGCCGGCCGAGGGGGCGAGCACGACGAACCCGCCGGTGCCGCGCGTCTCGGCGAGCGTCTCGCGGAACGGGGCCTCGTCCTTCGGCCGCTGAGCGACCTTCGTGTTGCCGGGTACCGTGCCGCCCTCGACGCGGTAGAGCAGGTGCAGGCCGCCGGAGGGCGACTGCTCGGACCATCCGCCGATGAGGCGGTCGTAGACGGGGCGGAGGCCGGTGCCGTCGAGCAGCTCGAGCACGTCGCCCATCTGCGTCATAGCGACGCCCTCGACCTCGAGCAGCTCGACGTCGCCGTGGCCGGTGACGATGCCGATGCCCTGCTCGAGGTCGTTGTCGAACCAGGCGCGCAGCTGCGCCTCGTCGGCCGCGGCGTCCGTGTACGCCTTCCACGCGACGCGGGGGCGCTTCATGCCGTCGGCGGCGACGGGCACGACGGATAGGCCCGCTGCGTGCAGTTCGAGGGCGGTGGCGAGAAGAGTGCTCATGCGCAGTTGCAGGCTCCGGTGGTGGCGCGGACGGTGAAGCAGTCGGGGCAGACGGTGGCGGGGTCGAAGTCGAACTTCGTGCGGGGGCAGGACGCGTGCCGCCACGCCTCGAACGTGTTCGGGCGCACGATGCGATCGCCGACCTGGATCCAGGTGTCGCAGTCGGGGCAGAGCGCGGGGTGTTGCGCGACCGTCGACGTGCTGGTGTTCTCATTGCTCATGTGCCCGGGCGCGGAGTCGAACCGCGCCTGCGACCATCCGGGCTGCCCGTTCAGAAGGCGACGAGGTCGAGTTGCTGCTGCGTCGCGCCGATCGCTGTGGCGATCTGGGCATCCGGGATGCCGGCGGCGCGCAGCTGCTGTACCTGCGACAGCTGCACGTCGGTCAGCCCGCTCGGGTGCGCTGCCACCGGCTGGGCTACCGGCTGCTGTGCCGCGGGCTGAGCGACCGGCTGAGCGGCCTGCTGCGGCACCGGCTGCTGCGCGGCGACGGGCTGCTGGTACGCCGGCTGCTGCGCCACCTGGGGCGCCGCGGCCGCGGGCTGCTGAGCGAACGCCGACGTCGGCGAGGTGTACTGCGCGGCGTACATCTTCGCCGGGTTCGCCGGGTTCTTCGACGCCGGGTCGTTCCCGATGTACTGCACCGTCAGCGTGCCGCCCGGCTCGATGTCGGACGCGTTCGCGGCCCGGATCGCCTCCGAGATCGCGCGCTTCATGTTTCCCGACGCGACGTACAGCGTCCGCGCGCCGTCGTCGCTCATGTCGGCGCGCTGGTCCGTCTGCAGGTCCACGAGGATCTGCATCTTGGGGTCGCCGTTGGGCCAGAAGTCCGGCTCCTGGCTGCCGAACTTCGTCTGCTGCCGCTCGCGCGGGGCAGACTTCACGGTGCCCGAGATGGTGGCGCCGACGACGTCGAACTTGACGCCCTTGCTGCTGGAATCGAAGAGGGACATGTTTCTCCTTGTGGTTGGTCTTGTCAGCGGTCGAACAGGTTGGTGACGGGAGCAAGCACCGCTGGCTGCGGCGTCGCGGGGATGGGTCTGGGGGCTGGCGGGAACGGCGGGATGCACGTCGGGTGGACGGTGCTGCCGTCGGCCGCGGCCGCGGGGTGCAGCGGGAGGCCGCAGTCGTCGCAGAGCTGCGCGATCGTGGCCGGCGGGACCGTGGGGCGGATGGGGGTGACCGGGGCGGCGGCGCGCGCCGGGCAGAGCAGCTGCTCGTGCACCTGCCACGACCGCTCCCACTCGGCGACGTTGTCCCGGCGCTCGTGGCTCTTCCACCCGCAGTGCTCGCACGTGCGCTCCGGGATGAGTTCCGCGATGGGCGGGATGGCGTTCCCCGGGGCGGGGGTAGGCGTGACGGGCCCGACGTCGAAGAGGGATCCGCCGGCGGCGCGGTGCTGCGCGCGCTGCTCGGTTCTGCACCAGGTGCACCACTGGTCGTCGCACAGCGGCGACGCCTGCAGCGCTGCGTCGATGCCGACGACCTGCAGGAGCAGGTTGAGGCGGTTCGCGCGGAGCATCGCCTCGCCGGCGAGGTGCGGGTTGTACGGCTCGGACCAGAACACGGCGTTCTGCAGCTCGCCGTCGCGGGGGAGGAACGCGATCGCCACGGCGCGGCAGGGGCCCCATCCGCCGTCGTCGGTGAAGCCCTTGCCGTAGAGGTGCGCCTGCACGCGGTACTGCTCGCTGGGGCCGTGGATGCGGTACTTCGTGAGCTGCTTCGGGCCGACGATCTTGTGGTCGATGACGGTGCCGGTGGGCACGTGAAACAGGTCGGAGTGCCCGGTGATGCTGGTGCCGCCGATGGTGCCGACGGTGACCTGCTGCTCGGTGACCCACTCCCAGTTCGTGACGTCGCCGGTCTCGTTCGAGATGTTCGCGGCGTCGAACCAACGCTCGAGCTGGTCGTGCACCGCGGTCCCGATCGCGGGCTTCCACGCGGGCCCACGGTCGGGCTCGCCGTCGCCGTGCAGCTTGTGCAGGATCCACCGGTCGCAGGGCTTGCCGATCTCGGACGGGCCGATGCGCTTCTGCAGCGACCGCGGATGCCGCGTGATGCTGTCCCGGATGACCCCGAGGTACAGGTCCTCGACGGTGGTCATGCGCCGATCGCTTTCTGCGTGGAGCGGTAGACGGCGTACATGGTCTGGCCGGTGCCGTCGACCATGTACGGCAGCATGACTTCGTCGAGGGTCGCGAGCTGCGCGTCGATGAGCGCGGCCTGCGCCTCGAGCCAGTCCTTCGCAATCCGCCAGGCGACGCGCGCGGCCTGCGCGGCGTTCTTCTGCGCGGGCTTCACGGCGGGGTCGGCCTTCATCGCAGCGAGAACGCCGTCGGTGCGCACGGGGAGCTCGAAGTCGCGCACGCCGTAGTCGGTCTTCATGGTGAAGGCGAGGCCGGCGGCGACTCCGTGCTCGTCGTAGAGCGTCGAGATGCGGGTGACGCCGCGTCGGGCGAGGGCGCGGTTGATCTCGCCCATCGTCTTCTCGACGTCGATGGTGGTCGTGTAGTTGAGGATCGGCATGGTGATCGCTCCTTTCCGTGCCGCCCCGGGACTCGAACCCGGTGTGTATGCCGTCGCGGCGTTGGCCGTCAGGCCGTGATCGTGAGCGAGTCGCGCAGCGCGGTGACCCAGGCGTTCTGCCCACGGACGCGGTCGCGCTCCTCCTGCAGCGCCTTGGTGTCACGTTCGAGTGCACGGGCGAGACGACCGATCTCGCGCTCGCGGTACTCGGCGACGGGGAGGCGATCAGGCACGGACGGCTCGTAGCCGTCGACGTCGAACCGCAGCGACTCCTCGATCTGCTCGACCATGAACTTCCTCAGGCCCTCGTGCTCGGCCGTCGGCGGAGTCCACGCCCGAACCTGCTCGAGCATCGACTCGTAGCGCTCGCGCATCGCGTCCCGCTTCGTGACGTACTCAGACCGGTACTTCTCGGCTTCGGCGATCGCCTCGTCCTGCAACTCGGCCCACGCCTCGTCGGGGCGACCCCACGCTTCGGTCAGCGCGGCGCCGGACTTCTCGACGGCGCGGATGCTGTAGTCGCTGACCTCGCGCAACTGGATCTCAGCGTCGAGCGACTCGTCGCGCTGCATGATCGCCGCGCCCATCGCTCGGGAACAGCGGAGCACGAACTGCGCGAACGTGATCGGCTCGCCGTCGTAAAGCGGCTGGGTGTACCCGGTGGGCATTACTTCACCACCACGGACTTGGCGCCGCGCACCTGGTGCTCATCGAGCACAGCCGGCGCGAACTGCTTCTTCACCGCGGCGAGGTCAACGCCCGTGGTCGTCTTGTACAGCTGCGGGTACTGCTCCTGCGGGTACTCCTTCGCGACCCAGTCGGTGTCGAGGCGCGAGTACTCGCGCACCTGGACCTTCATGCCGTCGATGTCGTGCGTGCCGACGGGCAGCCGCTCGGTGAGCAGCGCGTCGATCTGCGCGATGCGCTCCGCGATGTGCTCGGCGTCGGCCTTCAGCGACGCGCGGTCGGCGACGAGCTCTTCATTCGTCTGCTGCCGCTGCTTGGCCTGGGTGATGGGGGTGATGGGTGCGGGCGTGCTCATGGTCTTCATGCCTCCTCGGCGTCGGTGGTGCTGGTGGTGGTGTCGTCGTCGACGAGCTCGGCGTCGACGACGTCGGCCTCGTCGAACTCGGTCGTGTAGCCCTGCTCGAACTCCTGCATGAGCAGCTGCGCGAGTTCGCCGAGGGGGCCGCCGAGCTGCGCGACCTGGTAGTCGCCGGGCAGGAGGTCGCCGTAGTCGGCGCGGGGGAGCGCGCTGCGGGTGAGGGCGAGGGCACCCGACGGTGCGCGCAGCTCGATCGAGAACTTCCCCGGCGCCTGGTCGGTGAGGCGCACGGTGTACTGGCCGGCGGATGCTTCGAGCTCGAGGGGCTGCGCGAGGACGGGCGGTTCGTCGGCGTCGGGGTCGGGCAGGTCGAGGGGCTGCTTGATGTGCTGCACGCGGCCGTCGTGCAGGCGCTGGAGCAGCGCGCGGGCGGCGTCTTGGTCGTCGTCGTCGACGGCGAGTTCGATCGCGACGATCTCGATCTTCGGGATCTTCTCGAACGAGTCGTTCTGGGTGATCTCCTTCGTGCGGACGAGGGCGACGACGGGCAGGTACTTCTGGCTCGGGTAGATGCCGAGCAGGTGCCGGCCGTTCGACTCGATGCCGTTGTCGTCGTACTCCTTCGGGAGTGACGATGCGAGCTTGACCATGGGGTTTCCCTTTCAGTGGGCGGGGGTGGTGACGCGGAGGGGCCAGTCGAGGCGCGAGAACGCCTCTTCCTGCTCGGGCAGGTAGTCGGGGGACGGGATGCCCGCCCAGCGGGATCCGGCCCACATGAGCGCGGCCGCGTCGGCGACGTTGTCGTCCTGGATCACGGCATCCGGGAACGCGGCGCGGATCGCGGTGACGACGTCGTCCTTGCTCGAGCGGCCGTTGCCGGTGGCGAGCTTCGCCCGGCTGGACGGGGACACGGCGACGACCGGGCCGCGGGCGAACATCTGGTCGACGAGCCACCAGAAGAACGCCATGCGCTCGCCGTGGGCGCCGAACTGCTTCGTCGACGTCGGGATCTCAATCAGGGTGACGTCGACGCGGGCGGGGACAGCTGTGAGCGTGCCCTCGATCGCGCGGCGCAGCCGCTGCCGCTTCGCGATGAGGCTCGTGCCGATGTTCGGCGTGCGCACGCGGCGCGTGATGATCTCGCCGTCGTTGTTGACGGCGACCCCGGTACACGTGAGCGACGGGTCTAGGCCGACCGCGATCACGAGCGCACCTCCCGCGCACCGGTCATGCATGCTCCGCACACCACGTCTTCGATGCACGTGCACTCCGCCTGTTCGGCGTTCACGCGATCACCGCCAGCGCGACGATCAGCTCGACCAGGACCGATGCGCCGGTGACGCCGGCGAGCACGATCAGGCCGCAAGGGGCGGGGGTCGCGTCGAGCACCGCGGTGACGGCGTCGTGGTGCTGAGGTGCACGGCGCGCACGGTACGGGCGGCGACGCAGCGCCTTCGGGGCGCGCAGCTGCAGACGGTTCATCAGGACTCCGTGACTTCGAGAAGGAGGTGGGGTGCTCGGTCGAGCAGGTGTTAGGTGAGGGGGCCCGCCGGGGGCGCTTCGACGTGGGGGCCGTCGACGCGGGGGACGTTGCGCTCCCCGGCGGGGGTCTTGGGAGCTCGCGGCATGCAGATGTGCAGCAGCGCAAACGGTGCGAGCACGACGATCAGGTCGCCGCTGTTGAATCCCGGCTGGATGGCGGCGGGGGCGACGAGCACGGCGAGCAGCACGACGGCGGCTGCAGCGGCGACGCGGCGCAGGCTCATGACTTCGCCTCGACTCGTCCGGAGAGCAGCCACGCGACGACGTCGTCGCGGGTGTAGCGAATGAGGGCCGACCCGGGGAGCTTCAGGTATGCCGGGCCGGTGTCCGCATCGCGCCACCGCTCGAGGGACTTCGGCGCGACATCGAGTAGGTCGGCGAGAACCCGGGGCGACATCACGGCGGGCAGGTCGTCGAAGCCGGCGGGCAGCTCGACCGCTGCATCCGGATCCGGCTGCGGCAGGGCGACGAGACTCACAGTCCCACCACCGCAACCGTGCGCTCGTCGAGCGGCGTGAGCACCTCGACGATGGAGACGTCGAAGTGGGCAGCGATCAGACCCAGTTCGTCGATGGTGAACGGGGTGGAACCCAGCAGCCGGCGCTTGAGCGTGCTCAGGGAGATACCGGTCTCCTCGGCCAGCTTCTCGACCGACTCGCGACGATCAGCGAGGATGGAGCGGATGGCTCGCGCCGCCTTGCCGCTCGGTGTGGAGTAGTTCATGCGGACTAAAGTAGTTCACACGAACTGAAAAGCAACCGAGATTGCATTTTTCGTGTCAAATCTGACACGATGAGGGGGTGACGAACTACGCACCGAGCCTCATGGCCCGCGAGATCACCGCACGCATCCGCGGCCTCATCGCCCGCTACGACGTGAGCCAAGCCGAGCTAGCGGTGCTCTGCGACGTCAGCCAGTCGCAGTTCTCCAAGATCATCCGCGGCACCCGCCCCATGACCCTCGACCAGCTCGTCGTCGTCTGCGAAGCACTCGCCATCGACCTCGGCGAACTCGCCTCCGAAGTCGAAGAGTTCATCAACGAACGCGACCTCGACAAGAGCTCGCCGGTGGTCTACGTCGAGGAAGGCTTCCGACTCACCCCCGCGCATGAGCGCGCCGAGAACCGCCTCGACGAATGGGGGACGTCCGCGTACGCGCGCATCCACCGCGACAACGTCATCCACGCCGACTTCGGCAATGTCGGAGGCCTCGACCAAGATGACGTCGACATCAAGCAGCCGCCCGCCACGCAGCGCACGGCCGCCAAGAAGGGAACGCGGAAAGCCGACCAGGCCCCGCACGCCGAATGATCGCTGGGGGGCGAATGAAAACGATCCTGAGATTCGCAGCCGAACACGGCATCCGCGTCCACGCAGCACACCTCGAAGACGGCGTCCTGGGAGAGTGGTACGCCGACACCCGCGAGGTCTACTACGACATCACCCTCACCCCCGACGAAGCCGTCTGCACCATCGCGCACGAACTCGGCCACGCCCACCACGGCCACCGATGCGAAGACGACGCACGCGACGAACAGCAAGCCGACGAGTACGCCGCCGCCCTGCTGATCAACCCGCAACGGCTCGCACACCTCGAACGACTCGGCCTGGCCAAGCACGACATCGCCGAAGAACTCCACGTCTCAGAAGAGCTGCTCGACGCATTCCTCGGCCGCTGGATCACCCGACTCCGCGGCGTCTCCTACGTCCGGTCCCGCATGGGCAACGGCGCCTGGACCCACCGCATCGAGGTCGCCTGATGGCCCGCGCCTGGATCGTCGACCTCTGGGTCAAAGACGCCACCGTGAGCCTCCCCGACGGCGGCACCACCAAGATCAGCCCCACCAGCGCACAACTGCGCGCCCTCAAATCCCTGCCCGACCACTTCCGCTCCTCCCGCTTCGGGCAAGGACAACGCTGGTCCGCGCGCTGGCACGAACCCGGCCACGAGAAGCAGACGCCCCGATCACGAGCCTTCACCCGCCGCACCGACGCCGAAGCGTTCATCGCCTCCCTCGAAGACGACATCCGCTCCGACCGGTACATCGACCCATCCGCCCGCGAACAGACCTTCGCCGCGATCGCCGAATCCTGGCTCGCCTCCAAGGGCCGCATCAAGGACTCCACGTGGCGGCGCTACCGCCGCGAACTCGACAACTACGTCCTCCCGAAGTGGGGGACCGTCGCCGTCGGCAGCATCACCCGCACCCAGATCGACGCATGGGTGAAGCAGCTCCGCGACGGCACCGCACCCCACGTCTTCGACGTGAACCAGCACGTCAAGAAGACCGCCCGCAAACCCGTCAAGATGGCACCCGCCTACCTGCAGCACGTCGTGCGCATCACCTTCGGCGGCGCCATCCGCTACGCCCTCGCCGAACGGTACATCGGCCGCAACCCACTCGAGCTCGTCGAACTCCCACGCGACGAAGGCGACCTCGAGCACGACCTCCCGCAGCTGTCCTACCCCGACATCGAAACCCTCGCCGAGACCGCCCGCGAACTCACAGGACGCCGCGTCGACGAGCTGCTGCTGCAACTGCTCGCGCAGAGCGGCCCCCGCATCGGCGAAGCGACCGCGCTCAAGATCCGCGACCTCGACGTCGACGGCAACCGCGCCCGCATCCACCGCACCTGGACCGTCGACCGCGAAGGCCACCGCATCCTCGGGCCCGTCAAGACATGGGAGAAACGGTGGCTCCCGATCATGCCGACCCTCATGGCCGAGCTCACCCAGATCGCCGGCGGCCGCGACGATGATGACTTCCTCTTCACCGCCACCCGCGGCGGCCCCATCGACGGCGGCAACTGGTACACCCGCGTCTGGACCAAGACCCGCACCGCCGCCGGCCTCGCCACCGCCATGTCCGTGCACGACCTCCGCCACGTCGCCGCCACCAACGCGATCGCCGCCGGCGCCGACGTCAAGCTCGTGCAACAGATGCTCGGCCACAAGGACGCCACCGAGACCCTCAACACGTACGCGCACCTCTGGCCCGACCGTGTCGCAGAGGTCATCGCCGCCGTCGAACGCCGCCGCGCAGAAGCCCTCGCCGCCGCCCGTTCTCGAGCCGCGTGAGATCCCCCGGGAGATCCGAGTTGACACGGGAATGCTGTCACCCCCTACGTTGATGGTTGGAACGGTGTCGCACACGACACCAGGCGTCGAGACCCCCGGACAAGCACCCCGTGCACCCGGGGGTCTCGTGCTTCCCAGACACCTCGGCCGGGAGTCGAGCACGCGCCGCACCGCCACAGGGGGTGAGCGCACGACGCCCGCTCCTCCCGGCCAAGGACCCCGACCGGTGTCAACGCCAGCCACGCATGACGGCAGCGAAGGACTCCCACAATCGCCGCCCGACTTCGCCGGCGAGGAGCACCTGCACCGCCTCGAGCGGCGCCCCGCACACCCGCGCCGGCGCCGCTCGAGAAACGGCAGCCGTCAGCTGCGCGAAGCAACCGGCCGGGAGATGCCCAGGTAGAAGCGCTGACCATTCGACTTGCCCTGCACGGCGCCGAGCTCACGCAACGCGCGCCCGATCGCGACAGGGGTCTGCGGGGTCGAACCGCGATTCATCGCCCAGGCATTGAACGCGTCGATGAACTCCGACTGCTGGATGCGGCCCGTCTGATCTCGAACGACATCGCCCTGATCTGCGAAGAAGTCCTCGAGCAGGGCTAGAGCGATCGCGGTCTGCGAACCGAGCAACGCGACGTGCCGACCCGGGGGAGCGGCGCTTGCCACGAGCGCAGAAACGTCAGCGTCGAACACGTGGTGTCCGCAGGCGGGGCAATGGATGGCAGTAGTCATAATCCGAATACTGTACCGCCCTACCGGCCCCTTGCGCGCCCTGACGAATATCGCGCCCTGCTCCACTGGCGGGCAGGGCGCGATATTCGTCACCAGGGCGCGAACAGGGCGCATCCAGGAACATTAACGGGCCCTGATCTAGCCGCGTGATTCCGGGGTTTTCCAGCCAACAGGGCGCGTAGGGCGCGTTACTGGGAATGACAGCAGCTCTTTGACTACTACTAGTGACTAGCTACCTCTGACATCGCGCGCGATTCGCCCTAACCACAGGAAGCCGAATATCGCGCCCTGCCACAAGCGAGAGAGGACACCGATGCCCGACCTCGAGGTCTACCAACGCACCGACCACCGATGGGCATGGCGTCTCCGCGCAAGCAACGGCGCCATCGTCGCCACCGACGGCGGCCAAGGCTACGAGAACCGCGCCGACGCCGCCCGCATGGCTGACGCCGTCACTTCTGACCTCTACGCCGACAGCACCTGCCACATTCGCCTCGACCGCATCCGCGAACACCTCACATGGTGGGAACGACCCGACCGCCCCCACGCCGACGGCGCCGCCCTCGCCATCGCCATCCGCGCCATCATCGACCCACCGACCACCGCTTCTGCAGGTCCCGCGCAGACGACCGACTGAGGAGGCGACGCCGTGAGCGACAAGGTCAAGGCCACGTTCCAGGGCGAGACGCCGGCGCAGCAACGCGATCGCATCCTGCGCCAGCACTTCCCCCGTGTCCTGCCCTACGTCTACGACGACCTCTACAGCCTCGGCTACGACCCCGAATCATGGGACGGAATGTGGCGCATCCCCGCGTCGGTGGAGTTCCCCGTGCTGTGGCTCACCATGCGATGGGCCCTCGTCTGCGAAGTCGTCACCGAACCCGGCAGCTACCGGGCTCGGCTGACCCGCCGCAACCGGGTGAGGAAACGCTGGGTCCTGCGCCGCGTCGTCCGATGAAGGTCTGCGCCGAACCCGGATGCCCCACGCTCACCCGCGGCCGACGCTGCCCCACCCACCAACGTCAGGCAGAGCAACGCCGCGGGTCACGACAGCAACGCGGCTACGGACCCGAGCACGACAAGCTCCGGACGGCATGGGAACCCGAGGTCCGCACCGGCACCGTCCGATGCGCCAACCCGAAATGCCTCCGCCCCCACGACCCGCTCATCCACCCCGACGAACCCTGGGACCTCGGACACCGCGCCGACCGCAGCGGATACCGAGGACCCGAACACGCAGCCTGCAACCGCAGCGAAGGCGGCCGCGCCGCACACCGATGAGACGAGGACCCCCGATGGACGAAGACGAGCAGAAGCCCGACATGCTCGCCCCGGAGATCCAAGCAGCCCGCGACGCTGTCGGCCGAGCCATCGCCGATTACCTCACCCTCATCCACCCAGGCGAATCCCCATACGTCGTCGCGTGGGCAGTCGGAGCAGAATGGACTAACGCCGAGCTCGAGCAGACTGGGCGAGCCGGACGCGACGTCATCGCCGCCAACGACCAGAGCATCAGCGCATCCGCCGGCATCGGCGCCTACCTCACCCACCGCTTCGCATGACGCCCTCGACCGAACGCGACCCGGCCAAGCAGCTCGTCACCGCGAAGATCCTCCTCGCCATGTTCGAAGCCCAACTCACCGAGTACGACAACATGAGCGACCACGACCGCGAACACACCGAACGAGGCCAAGACCTCACAGCCCGACTCCCCGGCCTCCGCCAAGGCCACACACAGTGGGCAGAGCGCACACGCCTCCTCCAAGACCACATCGCACAGACCACGCCTCACACGCCCTGACACAGCCCCGCAACGCCCCTCACAGGCGCCCCCAGACCCGGCCCGACACCGACCTCAGGGGGTGGGGGGAGGCCCCCCGAGGCCCCCACCCGCCAGTACCGCCGGGGAGGTGGCTCCGATGCGCGCCGGAATCAAAGACTTCTCCTGAGGGGGTGCCAGATGCCTCGTGGAGGTGCCCGAACGGGGGCCGGCCGGCCGCCTGACCCGACGTCGCTGGCGGAGTCGCTGCGCATCGAAGCGGGCGCGATCCGGACCCTGCCGAAGCAGCGGACCGGGCCGACGCCGGCGTGGCCGCTGTCGAAGGCGACGGCCCGCGAGCGCACGGTGTGGACGTCGATGTGGAAACGGCCGCAGGCGATCGTCTGGGAAGAGCAGATGTCGCACCGTCAGGTGGCGATGCACGTCCGCACCTCGGTGGAGGCGGAGGAGCCGGGCGCGACGGCGGCGCTGCGGGGTCTGCTGCTGCGTCAGGAGAACGACCTACTGCTGTCGCACGCGGCGCTGCTGAGGGCCGGGTTCCGGATCTCGGTGAACCCGACGCCGGCGCCCACCGTGGCCGCGTCGACGCCGGCCGCGGCGAAGCGGCAGGTGCCGTCGGCGCGAGGAAGGCTGAGGGCGTTGCCGAATGTCGGAGCAGACAGCTGAGTTCGAGATCGCGTGGCCCACGCTGGGCTACCTGCAGGCGGACTGGATGGCGTGGCACCTCCCGATCCCGGACGGGTTCCGGAAGGGTCAGCCGTTCATCCTGTCGGACTGGCAGCTGTGGTGCACGGCGAACCACGGGCGTGTGCGCCCGGATACCCCGTGGCGCCCTGAGGACCCGATCAAGAACCAGGCGTTCGCATTCCGGCGCTCGCTGGTTGTCGGCCCGCAGAAGTACGGGAAGAGCCCGTGGGCGGCGGCCGAGACCGCGGTCATGGCGCTCGGGCCCGACCTCTTCGCGGGGTGGGCTGGCGACGACGACGTCTACGACTGCGCCCGGTACGGATGCCAGTGCGGCTTCGTCTACGCGTACGAGCCCGGCGAGCCGATGGGCATGCCGTGGCCGACGCCGCTGATACAGCTGATGGCAACGTCCGAGGACCAGGTGAACAACACGTGGCGTCCGCTGCAGCAGATGGTCCTCCGTGGACCGCTGAGCGAGCGGATCCGCGTGGGCGAGAAGTTCATGCGCATCGGCGACGACGGTGTGATCGAGAAGGTCACGTCGGCGGAGTCCTCGCGACTGGGCAACCCGACCACGGGGTTCGTGCAGGACGAGACGGGGATCTACACGAAGAGCAACGGCCTGATGGGCACGGCGCAGACAATGCGCCGAGGCACGTCGGGTATGGGCGGCCGCGGCATCGAGCTGACGAACACGTGGGACCCCGCTGAGGAGTCCACCGCGCGGTCGACGTTCGAGTCCCGCGCGGCCGACCTGTTCAAGTTCTACCGGCAGCCGCCGAAGAACCTCAGCTACAAGAACAAGCGCGACCGCCGGAAGATCCACGCCTACGTGTACGTCGGCGCCGCGCACGTCGACCTCGACTCGATCGAGGCGGAGGCGGCGGAGCTGCTCGAGCAGGACCCGGCGCAGGCAGAGCGCTTCTACGGGAACAAGCTGGTGCGCGGTATGGGCTCGTGGCTCCCCGAGGGGGTGTGGGAGGGGTCGTATGCAGCACCAGCGGCCCTGGTTGCCTAACCCGCCCGACGGGACCGCGATCTGTCTCGGCTTCGACGGGTCGATCAACAACGACACCACCGGCATCCGCGCCGAGACCATGACCGGTCACGCGTTCACACCCCGGTGGGGCCCCGATCGTGACCGGCCGACGTTCTGGGACCCGAAGGAGCACGGCGACCGCATCCCTCACGGTGAGGTCGACGCGGCCGTCGACGAGATGTTCGCCCGGTTCACCGTCGTGCGCATGTACTGCGACCCGGAGGACTGGAACACCGACATCGAGACGTGGGCGCTCCGCCACGGCGACGAGCACGTCGTCGAGTGGCCGACGAACTCCGTCAGCCGCATGTACGACGAGATCCGCCGGTTCGAGGCGGACCTCGCGAACGGGCGCATCACGCAGGACGGCTGCCCCATCACGGAGCAGCACATGGGCAACGCGAAGAAGGTCGCGAAGCCCGGTCAGAAGTACATCCTCGGGAAGCCTAACGAGACGCAGAAGATCGACCTCGCCATGTGCTCGATCCTCGCGAACGCCGCGGTCCGCGACTCGCTCGCCGCCGGGTGGGAGCCCCCGAAACCGAGAGCGAAGGTGCGCGTCTGGCGCAGCAGATAGGAGAGCTGCCGTGACGGAACTGGACGAGGCGTTGCGACTGTCCCGGGCGATCAACCGGCAGAAGCCGATGCTCGAGAAGAACGACCAGTACTTCGAGGGTGAGCAGCCGCTGAAGTTCCTCGCCCCGGTGCTCCAGCAGGAGCTCGGATATCGGCTCTCACCGATCGTGCTGAACCTCGCGCTGTTCGCCGTCGACGTCTACGACAACCGGCTCGACGTCGAGGGGTTCCGCATCGGTCGCGGCGCCGAGGCCGACGACGACCTGTGGGACGTGTGGCAGGAGAACGACGGGCCCGACCTTTCGCAGCAGGGCCACCGCGAGAGCCTAGCGCTCGGTCGCGCGTACGCCACGGTCGGCCCGGGGGAGTCCGACGACGACGCGCCCGTCATCACGCTCGAGTCGGCGTTCGACGCGATCCACGAGGACGACCCGAAGACGAAGCGTGTGAAGCACGGCGTGAAGCGGTGGACCGACCTCGACAAGACGCGGTGGATGACGTTCCACCACCAGAACGGGTGGGTCACTTGGCGGCTCGACCGCGGCACCTGGACCGAGGACGACCGCGAGGACGACAACGGCAACAACCTGTGCTCGCTCGTCCCGCTGATGAACGACCCGCGCACCCTCGGCCGAAACCGGCCCGGGAAGTTCGACCAGCGCCTCGGGCGGTCGGTGTTCCACCCGATCGTCAGCCCCCTCGACGCGCTCAACAAGCTCGCCTCGGACATGATGGTGTCCGCCGAGTTCCATGCCCTGCCACGCCGCTTTGCGACCGGGCTCAACGAGGAAGACTTCGTCGACGAGACGGGCGAGGCGCTCGACACGTACTCGATGATCGCCGGCCGCATGTGGTCGACCGAGAACAAGGAAGCGAAGTTCGGGCAGTTCCCCGAGGCGTCACTGTCGAACTTCCACGAGTCGATCAAGCTCGTCATGCAGATCGTGGCGATGCAGCTCGGCATCCCCGCCGACTACCTTCTGTTCAAGGGCGACAACCCGCCCTCCGCCGACGCCATCCGCGCGTCTGAGGCGCAGCTGGTGAAGCGCGCCGAACGGAAGCAGCGGACCCTGTCGACCCGGTGGGAGCAGGTGCAGCGTCTCGTGCTCATGAACATGGGCCGCGAAGACGACGCACGGCCGAAGCAGATCGAGACGATCTGGCGGGACCCGTCGACCCCGACCGTCGCGCAGAAGGCCGACGCGATCATGAAGCTCGTCACGACCAAGGACAACACGGGCCGGTCGATCCTCCCGATCGAGCAGGCCCGCAAGGACCTCGGCTACACCGACATCGAGCAGGACCGGATGCGGGACTGGGACGACAACGTGACCCTGGACCCGCAGATCGCGGCCGCGGGAAGGCAGCTCGACGATGCTCGGAACGGCGGCTGACCAGTACCGGGAACAGCAGGCGCTGTCGACGGCCGCGGCGACCGAGGTCGGTCGTCGATGGTCTCGCATGGGCGATGAGTTCGACGCGTCCTGGGTGCGGGTCAAGCCCGGCGTGCTGGCGACGATCGAGGACGCCCGAGCCGGAGCCGTGGACGCCGCTGTCGGATACACGGCGGCGGTGCTCGCGGAGACCGGCCAGCGGGACTCACCGGTTGGGACGCTCGCGCCGGCGGCGTTCCTGTCGTCGGCGCCGGACGGCCGCTCGATGAGCACGCTGCTCGACGAGGCGGTCGTCACGGCGAAGACAGCCGTCGGGCGCGGGGCGTCCGCGGCCGAGGCGCTGCAGGTTGGGCGCCGGTGGCTGACCATGACGACCCTCACGGTCATGGCCGACACGCGCCGCGAGGTGTACAGCGCCGACATCGTCCAACGACCGACGATCACCGGGTACGTGCGCATGCTGAACCCGCCGTCCTGCCGTCGCTGCATCATCCTCGCCGGGCGCTGGTACCGGTGGAACACCGGCTTTCAGCGGCACCCGCGGTGCGACTGCATGCACATCCCCGGGCCAGAGGACGTCGTCGGCGACGAACGCACCGACCCGTACGCGACGTTCCGGGGTATGAGCCCCGCCCAGCAGGAGAAGGTCTTCGGACGCAGCGAGGCCCGCGCCATCCGAGACGGCGCGGACATCTTCCGGGTCGTGAACACGAAGCAGCGTGGACTCGCCACGGTGTCCGGCGCGCGCCGCTACGGTGCGCCTTCCCGCCTCACCGTCGACGACATCTACCGTCAGGCCGGCACCCGCACGAACGCCATACGGATGCTCCGGGAAGAGGGTTACATCCTCGACCGCGGACAGGTCGCCCCGCGCCTCGCCCCCGGCGTGCGCACGGATGCGCAGGTCCTCGCCGCCGGGCGAGGACGCGGCACCGTCGCGATCGGCGGTCGGACGGTCACGACGAACAGGGCGGCGCGGTTCGACGCGGCGGCATCCGGCCAACGCGAAGTGCTCAACCGGGCGACGATGACCGCGGCTGAGCGGCGGCTCTACGACGCGAACTACCGCCTGCAGTACGCCCGGACGACCGGGAACGTTCCGCGAGGTGTCGGGCTCAGCAGCGCCGACGTGTACGCCTCCCCGATCCCCGCTTCGGCGGCGAAGGTCGCCGAGCTCGAACGGGATCTGGCGCGCGAGATGCGGCGCCTGGGCGAGCGAGGCACACCCGAGTCCGTGCGACGTCTGGCGCGGGCACTCGGGCTCATCTGAAAGACATGCGATCGGTCGTCTAGCGGCCGAGGACGCTGCGTTCCGTGGGGTTCGAGTCCCCAGCGCGAGTGTGCACGCTCGCCGAAGCCCTCGTGGCAGTGGCCCCGGCGCGGAAACACCGGTTCGAATCCGGTCCGGTCGCAACCACCGACTTCCCACCGTCTCGGTGGAGGCGCTACGCGAGCGAGTCGCGGCATGGCCGACGGGCCCTAAACGGCGGCCGACGGGCCCGATAAACGGAAGGTCACACCCACCATGAAGCGCAACGCATTCGGCCAGCTCGGCTGCTCCTTCGCCCCCACCTACCACCGTCCGTTCCTTCGTTACCTCGACGGGGACAACGGCGCTGGCGGGGGAGGCAGCAACAGCGGCGGGTCCAACGGTGGGTCGGAGTTCACTCCGATCGCCACTCAGGAAGACCTGAACCGCATCATCGCCGAGCGGATCGCGCGAGCCGATCGCACCGCCCGTGAAGACGAGCGACGCAAGATCGCCGACGCCGCCAAGCCCGCCCCGAAGGACGAGGCGGCAGCGAAGCCGGACGACAAGCCCCAGGGCGTATCCGAGACCGACGTCGACAAGCGCATCACCGACGCGCTCGCAGCGGAACGTCTCGAGCTCGCCCTCGAGCGCGTGAACGACGGCCTCGACAAGGCGCTCGACGGCCGCGCGTACTCGGCATCAAAGCTCTTCACCCTCGACCGGAAACAGTTCGTGAAGGAAGACGGCAAGACCGTCGACCAGGACGCACTGGCCCAGTGGGTGAAGGACAACTCGACCGAGATCGAGACGCCGACCCCCGGCCGGCGCCCCATTCCCGGGCAGGGAACCCGCGACACGAACGCCACCGGCGGGAGCGTCCAGGCGGGCCGTGACCTCTACGACGAGAAGCACTCCAAGAACAAGTCTGGAAAGGACTGACAGCATGCCCAAGCTCCGCCAGGAGACGCTCGGCACGGGTGACATGTCGTGGCTCGACTCGACCCACGCCATCCGCAACGCGCGCACCGAGATTCTCAACATCTCGGCCTTCACCAAAGCCACCCACTACCCGGACGGCTACATCCGCTCCGGCACCCCGGTCGCCCTCGTCGGCGGCCTCCTCGTCCCCTACGACGTCACCGCCGGAACCACCACCGGCGCCGGCGTCCTCGAGGGACACATCCTGACCGACCAGACCATCGTCGACGCCACGAACTTCGGGGTCCCGCTGTTCGACCACGGCCGCGTGAAGACCGCGAAGATCGCCGCGTTCTACGCGAACTTCGTCAAGCCCGCCACCGCGAAGCTCGCTTCGCTCATCAAGTACGTCTGAGAGGAGTAGACCATGGCACTTTGGACCGATCTGATCGACCCCGCCACGCTGACCGGTTACGTCCGTAACTCCCTCTCGGAGTACGAGCGCAACCGCGCGACCCTGGCCCAGTACCTGCCGAACCGCGAGGTCGCCGACATCGTCGTGCGCTTCTTCGCGGGCGAGGCCGGACTGGTCGAGGAGGCGCTCTTCCGCGCCTTCGACGCCGAGATCAAGCCCGGCGCGCGCCCCGCCCGCAAGCGCACCATCCTCGAGCTCGCCGCCGTCGGCCAGGAGATCGCGATCTCCGAGTACGAGCAGCTCCGCACCCGCAACGCCCCCGACGCGCAGATCGAGGCATCCATCCTCGCAACCGCTCGCCGGGTCGTGCAGGCCGTCGCCGATCGTGTCGAGCGCCTGCGCGGTATCGTGCTCGCCACCGGCAAGGCCACGATCCCGGAGCTCGGCGCTGACGACGCGTTCGGTCGCAAGGCCGAGCACGACGTCACCGCCACGAGCCTCTGGTCCGCGAGCAACGTCGACCGTCTCGCGTACCTGCAGGCCCTCCGCGACATCTACCTGGACACCAACGGTGTCGAGCCCGGCTCCATGCTGATGTCCTCGAAGGTGTTCACGGCGCTGTCCGGCGGCGACCAGTTCCGTGTGCAGCTGAACAACGGCGCCTCGCGAGCATCCACCGAGACCGACGTGCGCGACATCGTCACCGGCGCCGGTCTTCCGCCGATCGTCAAGTACGACCGTCGCACGAAGGCCGGCAAGGTTCTCGACGACACCAAGCTCATCCTCCTGCCGGCGCCGGTCGCGACCGACGCG